ATAGACTTGCTAAATTATATGCTTAAATATAAAATCCCTCAGATTGTTACGTTGATCCAATATTAGCTACTATCTTTATTATATAGCCAATTCCGACAGGCAGCTATTTACTTTTTGCATATCCTTGAAAATATTCTGATCCAATACCCTTGCATAGTGTTCTCTTGTCTAAAGCTGCCTTTTGTATTTCTGTGATTTTTTCGTTTATGAGAATGGTTATTCTTTCACGATTTGGACATTTGGCTTTTGGCTGGTTTGCCTTGAAATCCCATTGCTCTGCTTTTATGGATACGCCAAGACTTTGGTACTTCCGTTTTCCGTCTTTACAGACACATAACATGAGAGGATGTTCACCATTACTAAGTGTTTTTGATTTGTAACACAGTACTTGATTGTTTCAGTCATACGGTTTACTGGTTTACGTTGACCCCCGTTTACATCTTGGTTTACATCAAAGCCGTCAAATCGCAGTATATACAAAAGAAAAAAACAGCTATCTTTTTTTTAGATAACTGCTTGATTTTCAAGTGATCCGCTTGGGATTGTGTTGTAAAACTTATTTATTTGATTATCACATTGTTATATAGGTTTATTACTGCATGGTATCACAATAGTATCTTTTTTATTTTGCTAATCTGTTCTTCGTATTTCCAGGCATCATCTATCATATTGCCTTTCCCAGAACATAGCCACTTAACATTAAGCATAGGGAATGCTTCGGAAATCCGGGATATTATATCACTTCCTATCGTTCCTCTGCCTTTCCCACTTTTATCCGAATTACTGATATATCCATTTCCTATATTACAGTATACTTCAAAGGAGCTATACCCTTTTACAATTTTCAGTTCATACCTTGCATAGTGAGCAAATGTCTTTAGCCTGTCTATCGCCCTTTCGTTTTGTTCTGTATTTTTTTTCATTAAATATTTAGTAATAATTTTATTTCACAAAAACATGCTTAATAACATATTAATATTCAAAACATTTATTGAACAATGATGTTATATGTTATACAAACTATCATTTTTAATAAACAAAGTAATATCATGGAAGAAGTTAACCTTTCTGCGCCCTGTATGATGAAGCAAATTAAAATTCTTACGCAACAATTACTACGACTATCCGAGGACCTAGAATTGGCCCACGAAAGAATTTCCGTATTGGAAAAAGACTTTGAAACGCATAAATCTGAACTGCACCATAAACATCCGGTTTATAAAATGAATATATTGCATTCAAAAGTTACCGGATTTTAAAAATAAGCAAGAACCGCCCCTACAAAATAGGGGTTGTTCTTAAGCTGTCTTTTTTTCTTCCAATACATTTTTTACGTCTAAAATCGCTTGTTCAAGTTCGTCTCTTGCTTTCGTAATAGTCTGTTCAAGCTCGTTAAACTGTTTTTTCAGTTTACCAAAAAGCCTTTCATATCTTGAAACGGTTGTTTCATACAGCCTTGACAGCTCATCGTAAGAGAGAGACACGGAATCTGTGTCCTGCTGACTCGAACCGCTATCTTCATCTTCTATGAACATAGGTCCTTTGCCAGTGAGGATGTAGTTGGCGTTGACTTGGGGGTATGCTTCGCAAAGCTGAACTATTATATCACCAGATATAGCCTTAGTAACCCCTTTTTTGTAATGGGATATTTTAGCTTGTGCATTTTTCACGCCACAATCTTTTTCAAGCAAATATGGACTAATCTTTAAGCACTCCATAACCTCTAAAAAGCGTTCACTTGCAGCCATGATGATACTTTCACCAATATTTTCTTCGTTCTCATTTTTAGAAAAAGGTTGTCCTTCTCCTGTAATAAGCCACACCCGGCTATATTCAGGAAATACTGATAATATTTTATCCGCATAATTAGCACTTATAGCTTTTATTTTCCCGTCACGAATATCATACAATGGCTGCGCCCTCTTAATCCCCATCAACTGAGATAACTTAGAAAGGGTCACTTTCTCATTATCAGTGATAAACTCTAATATTTCCCTATTGTTCATCATAATAATACTGTATTTATTTGGAGATACAGTAAAATACTGTATCTTTGCACCCGTTGCAAGTAGAGAGGCAACAGACGCATGATTAAACAATCGCCCTAACGTGGGCTTTTCTATATGGAAATCCGTTGCCTCTCTACTTTAGCAACGGATTTTTTATTTTATAAAGTACAATCGGTTATTGTTTCCGCTTTACGAGCTACTGCGGAGGGCTATCGGGGAAAATACGTTCGACCAATAACAGATTTAAAACAACCTTCCGAAGCTTCACGGTGAAAGCCCGTGAGGGGATGCACGAAAGAAGGCAGTCGATTGAAATAAGCAGACTGGTGCGCAGGTGCAGGTTACGAGATAACCAACTCTGTAAAAGCTGAAAGCCGAGATTGGAAGCACCCAATTCAGAGCCGATGGGGTCGATACCTAACTTATACTGGTGATTTGCCATCGAATTATCCCTGAACCGTTAGAGAGAAAAACACTCTCTACGGGGAAGGGGATGATTCACTCAAAAATCAACGTTTCCTTCAAACCTGGTAATTTGTGAGTTGACATAAAGTATAATAATTACTTGATTAAATAATAACTACATATTATGAAGAAAATAACAAAGATTGAAATTATAATGTCAGTAGATGAAGATTCTGATTTGTATTCAAGAGATATATTTTTAAACGGGGAAAAAGTTTTTCACGATGAGTTCAAAAAAAATCTCTTAAATACAAAAGACTTTATTCATGAGTTTGCAAATAAGCTAATAAACGGATTTAAGAATGATAGACCATAGCCATTTAAAAAACATTTGCGGCCACCCGGTCATCGAAAATATAGACAAAATCAAAGCTATTTTTGCTATACGAACGGATTTTATGGTGGCTTTCTTGCTTTTATTTGACAAGTTCCTATCATATTCATCTCTTTCAATCTGTTCTATTAGGTTGTCAAAGTGTTTAGTATCAATAAGCCGTTTGGCTTCTTGGGTGACTTGCGAATCTCCATATCCAATATTTTTGCCTGCTCCTAAACTTTTTAGCTTCTCAAAAACTACTGTACCACTACTACCAAATAATTCTTCGCACTTCTTTTGGGAAATGCTTTTGTTCCTAATAATGTATTCGGTAGCAGATTTGCACATCAAAATCAAATTTTTATCCATAAAATTATATTATCAATTAACCGATTGTACAACATTTCAAAGAACGAATTATGATTAATAAAAAAATTCAATTCAAAGCAGACGGCACACCTATTAAAGATGAATGCTATCTTCAGTATGAGAGAGAATGGCTTGACCTAAGAAGAAGGGCAGCAGAGTTTGGTCGCTTTTTACAATCAGAACTTGATAAGCGGTTTGATTTGTCTAAGAGCGAATGGTGCAAATTACATAGTCATTTGATTACCGAGTATTCCTCTGACAGCAAAATGCTTGACCACATCCTTTAATGTTTCTATGGCTATTGATTTTACCATATCAATAGCTTTTTCTTTTGTTTCTCTCTTTTTTTCTCCGCTATATCCTCCTAAGTCAAAGAATATTCTTCCTTTTTCTGTTAGTTCCGGGCTTATAGCTCCACATACATTATATCTATCAGTTACATATCCATCTGATTCAACTACATCAAAGACATATTTCCAATACTGAAAACCTTCCTTACCAACAAGAGAACAATCAATCATTTGTTTCTCATCAGCAAGCTCTAATATGAAGTTTTTAAATTTCAGAAGCTTTTCTATATCTATTTAATAATCAAATATATACGCAAAACATGTTTTATAACATACATTTATTTACTGTATTGGTATTGTTAATACAGTATTTTACTGTATCTTTGCGTCGTTGTTAGAACGAAAGAACGACAACAACAAGACATAAAAAATAGAAGCAACCATAAAAGCCGCTTGTATTTGTTTTTATGTCGGCGAATATAGCTATTTTCTATGAAAAACAAATAAAGTGAGAAAATTTATATAATAGATAATATGAAAATAACAAGAGAAGATATTTTGAAGATTAAACCAGGGACTCCGCTTACTGTACGTCTAAGTGATTACAGAGCTTGCGATTCGGCGAGAGCTGTTGCCTATAGAGCCGCATTAGCAGACCCAAGACCGGATGTAGAGAGGTATAAGGTGTCTATTAATACGAAAACATGGGAAATTACAATTACAGCCGTTAAAAAGTTATGACTCGCACAGAAGCAAGAATATTAGCAGAAGAACTGTACAAACTTATGCGCAAGGATGTGAAAAGGATTGTAGAGGAAACAGTGATTGAATGTTCGGATGAATGGGTTGGGGTAGGAGAGGCTGCTAATATTCTTGGGTGTAGTGTTGGTACTTTGTATAACAATATATCTAATATTCCTCATACAAAAAACGGTAGACTTCTTCGATTTAAGAAATCGGCATTGATTAAATATTTGGAAAGATGAAACCCTATAGCTTAAACAGAATTACTTCCCTGCTTCTTCGGATTGCTCTAATAATAGCAATAATGGCGGGATGTATATACAGCAGCCGTGTAGAATACAACGATGATGTATTATCTGGCATGAGTTCCGATAAGTATGACTTCATCAGAAGCCGGATAAACGACAGCTCGCGGTCGGCGGTAGTATCCGAGTATATGAGTAACAAGCAGTATTACGACAGTCTTGACTATTAAAACCGCGTTGTGTGAACAACGCTCCTTCCTCTTAGCTCAGCCAGGCAGAGCATCGCTATGGTTACTTGTTCGAAGGTTTAGTATCCGGTAATTTCCGGTTAGCGAAGGTCGCACGTTCGAGTCGTGCAGAGGGAGCATTATAGGCGAAACCGATGAGCCAAACATTCGGGATGGGAGACTTAACCCTCAAAAATGAAGTCGTGTTCAGGGCACGTAAAATTAGCCTGCGCTGATAAGCAGTATATTTATATATACACATAGCTGAGGCGATGTATAGCGTGCAAGCAACCGATTGCGAAGACTGTTCATTGAGAGGTGAATACGAGCATAAGGCAGCAGCGTGATTAAGTTAATGAACATACTACAATAGTAGTCTATGTATCAGCGCGGAAAATCGTCCGTTAACCGTTAAAGTATGATGTTTGGGCGTCATTATCGCTGGTACTATTATATACTCCCTTCCCGTCAAATTCGGGCACGCTGAAAGCTAAACACGTATTGTTGCGTTGAAGGGAGCAATGCTTAATGAATAATGATATGAGAAAGGTAAAAACATTTACGGATTTGGTATTTAATCCACATGCTTTTAGCAAGGAGGCACGTCATCTTCCTTCTCCGCTTCGTGAGGAATACATGGAGGCAAAACACGCTGTAATGCGGTTTGATAATGGCTATGGAATAAGTGTTGTAAAAGGAGATATGTTCTATTCTAACGGTATAGATACTTATGAGGTTGCTGTCCTTAAAGATGGTGCTATTTGTTATGATACCTCAATTACAGATGATGTAATTGGTTATGTAAATGCAGATGAGGTATCTAATATAATGAAACAAATTCAAGAATTAAAATAGAGAATTCCCGTGGCTCTCAATAGATGTTTGAGAGTAGTAAGGCAACCATCGGAACGCTCACGGGAACGAAAACGTAATTATATGGAACTAAAAGAATTAACCAATAAGATTTGTGATTTATTTGGATGTGCTAATGTCAGTACATTACCAGATAAAATAATGTCTTCCTTATTTTCTCAGAACGCACCTTTGATATTCGAGAAGTATAAGGAGTTGTGCCCGGATTTAAAGATTGATTGGCTTCAAAAAGTCTATCAATTTTACCATGCTGACAGGAAAGAAAAAAAGCAAGATTATACTCCTGTTTCCCTCGCTAAACTTGTTGCTTATTTAAGTTGTACTTCGTCAGAAAAAATAGTTTATGACTGTTGTTCGGGTTCCGGTGCACTTACGATTCAAAAATGGAGTATCAACCCAAATTTAAAATTCGTATGCGAAGAGTTAGACGAAAAAGTAATTCCTATTCTTCTGTTTAATTTATGTATTCGCAATATTGAGGCAACGGTTATCAATAAAGATATTCTGACAAGAAAAGTTATTTGTTCATACAGAACAATTAAAGGCTCTACTTATTCATCTGTTCAACGGTTAATGTTCTCAGAAATGGAGCTTTTAAAGGCGGATGTAGCAATTTCCAACCCGCCATTTAATTTAAAAGTTCCTGTATCTGAAAATATAATTAAAGCTTTACCTCAGAAATACACTTGTAATTTTGCTTTTGTGGCGCATTGCTTGCAAAGGAGTGAAAGATGTGCGTTGATTCTTCCCAGAGGTGTGCTTACAAGCAAAGAAGAGAAAGAGTGCAGGAGATACTTTATTGAGAAGGGATGGCTGCAAGCTGCTATTTCTTTGCCGGAAAAGATGTTTGAGTCTACCTCTGTAGCGACTTGCATACTTTTGTTTGATAAGAAGAAAACGAGTAAAGATGTGATGCTGATTAATGCGGAGCAAATGAAAACTGTTGAAGTGCGGGAACAGCGTGGAGAAGGTGAAGCATCACACTATAATCGTATATATAAAAAGGAATTTAACACCTTTTCGGACGAACAATTGGTTGCTATATGTGAACTTCTACATAAGGAACAGGAAGGTTATTCAAAGAAAGTGTCCATAGAGGAGCTTTTGAATCATAACTACAATCTTGATATTGGCCCATATCTTCCAATTTATATGGAAGGTACACTTCATCGTGATTTTAATGCTATTATAGCAGATATTAACCGTGTTATCCGTGAACGTAATGTAATAAAAGTGACGGTTAATAAAGTGTGGGCTGAGAAATTGGGGCTTACAGAAATTATAAGAGCGTGTGAAGCATCTAATGAAGTAGTAAAGGCGATGAATGAAAGTTTTGCATCATTCAAGAATTACGAAGTAAAAGAGAAAATTATTGAGAACAAATATATCCAATCTTCCGCTTCAAAAATATTTTGCATAGAGAATACAGATAAAAAAATATTATCGAGCATCATGCCTTTTTTCATGAATATGTATAAGCAGCATATTTATTACTTAAATAATGAAGAGAATAGACTTCTTGCAGAACTTAGAGATTCAATGCTTCCATTTCTTATGAATGGAAAAATAGAGTTTAATGACAAAGAAACAGCCTGTAAGGGTGGATAATTCATGATAGCTTTTAATGTAAACAGTCCCGTCCGCGTGCTGGTCGGGAAACACTGCGACATGGCGGAATGGTAGACGCAGCACTCTATGATAGGAATGTCAAACCTTAGATGTGTGGAGCTTGACAACTCGTCCCGGTTCGAGTCCGGGTGTCGCAACATCTTCACTACAGATGAAGTATTTGTTTAGTCGTAGCCGGGCGGTCTGTGAAGATAGTCCGGTTTTTTTATTGAAACCAATTAATAACAATCATATGAAAACATTTGAAAAATTAAAAGAAGAACTCTTGATCCGCGCCAAAAATGCTGGCGCATGCCAATCCGGCTACGCAATGGGTCTAAGAAGCAATACGAAAGCCGACCTGCTAAAAGTCATTACTGAAAATTGGTTTTGGGTTTTGAGGGATGCAAAAATTATCGATGCTGAATATTTGGAAGATAACTTCACAGAAGAAGAATTATCTCAAGCTGGTATTTATACCAAGAATACCCACGAGGTTAGAACAGCCTCATTTGCCTGCGGCAGTGCAACGGTGGAAGCCTACGGCAGTGCAACGGTGAAAGCCTACGACAGTGCAACGGTGAAAGCCTACGGCAGTGCAACGGTGAAAGCCTACGGCAGTGCAACGGTGGAAGCCTGCGGCAGTGCAACGGTGAAAGCCTACGGCAGTGCAACGGTGGAAGCCTACGACAGTGCAACGGTGGAAGCCTACGACAGTGCAACGGTGGAAGCCTGCGGCAGTGCAACGGTGAAAGCCTACGACAGTGCAACGGTGGAAGCCTACGGCAACTCCTATGTAGAAGATAGTACAGGTAATATAAGACCGGAATCTGATTACGCAATAGTCAAAGATTACTATAGCCATAAGATATATATCAAAAAAAGGAAATTTGAGATTATAGAGGTTTGACCTATGCCGCATCAAAGGTAGTGCTATTACCGTACTAAAAGCCGTGAGAGAAGCGAAGTGCGCACCGCTTCCCTTTAACCTTGTACGGGCGGTTTAAAAACACAATACAATGGAAAATGAACTTGAAGAACTGTACAAGGAGCTGAACGAAGTCAAAGCTTGTGATTTGGAATATCTTCCCAAATACGGCTATTCTTCAAAAGAAGAAATCATTCAGCTTATAGAGGAAGACATTGAGGAGTTACGCGCAGAACTCGAATGTAATCAATATGATTATACACCTGACGAACTCGAAGACGAAAGGATGCTTCTTTGCGTTAGTCAAGGGCTACCAAGATATTGTTAAACTTAATATTATAAAATTATGCCAATCGTAAAAAAGAATGACGTTCTACCTGAACGTCCTGTTATTATTGTACTTTATGGAGTACCGGGAAGTGGGAAAACAAGTGTTGCTACAACAGCCGATACCCCCTTATTGATTGATTGCGACAGAGGTGCAGACCGAGCAGTACAGCGTTGTGATACTATAATGGCTAAAAACTGGAAAGACATAGATAGTGAGCGGGAAGCAATGAAAGAGTATAAAACAATTGTGGTTGATACAGCAAAGTCTATGCTTGACGATTATTTGAGCCAGTATGCCATTGAAAATAACTATAAGTTAAAAACAAATTCTTTAAAACGCTTCGGACAGATGGGCGAAGATTTTAAAGAGTTCGTCAACTTCCTTCGTTCAAATGGTTCTGATATTATATTTATCTGCCATGATAAAGAAACAGCAGACGGTGATGTGATAAAGCACTCTCCGGATTGTACCGGACAATCTAAAGACCTTCTTGTTAGAATTGCAGACCAAGTGGGATATGTATTTATCCAAAATGGAAAACGCTGTATATCTTTTGCTCCGTTAGATAATTTTGTAGGGAAAAATGTTGCCGGGCTTGAAACTGTTACGATTCCAGATTATGGCACAACCCAATTTGATACTTGCATGTCTGACATTGTTTCAAAAGTCAAAATATCTATTCAAGGAAAAGGGGAAGCACAAGCAAAAGCCAACGAGCAGCTTGCAGCAATACGAGAGCAACTTGCGGCTGCAATGACTGATGAAGATATTATCTCATTGATGGAAGCAACCAAGACACTGCCTAAAATCATGCAATTACCGTTCTTCTCTGAAATGCAAAAAAATCTTGCTACAAAAGGATACGCATTCGACAAGGACAAAAAAATGTTTATTAAAGCATGAAACCACTTATTAGGGCAACACAACTGGAAGCATTCCGAAAATACATAGAACAAAGCGATTACGCCAGTTATGAGATAACTGAACAATCGGTTATTGACAGTATATCAGGTGCATTTGAAGGCAATACATATACGAGAATTGGAAAAGCTTTTCATAAAATAGTGGAAGAAGGTACACCGAAATGCGAAAAGGTTAAAGCAGGTGAGCGTACCTTTCTTTATTACGGGAAAGAACAAAAGGAACAAATGCCAAGCGGACGAGCGTTTGACATTGAGGGAAACAAGATAATTCTTGACATACCACAATGTAAGGCCGCTCTTGCATACAGGAATGAACATCCTGATGCTTTTCATGAGATACGCCTTTATAAGGACTTTGGGAATGCTATTATAACAGGATGTGCCGATATGATAGATGGCGTAGAAATTAGGGATATTAAAACCAAATATTCTTATCCTATTGATGCCGATTACATAAATTCTTGCCAATGGAAATTTTATCTCCAATTATTCAATGCAGATATATTTCATTTTGATTTGTTCATATTTGAAGGATATGATAAAGAAAAGCATGGATATGATGTCAGAGGTATTCCGTTGAAACGTTATGGTCCTGCAATAACATGCTATCGCTACGATGGTATGGAGCAGGATAATTATAATCTGCTTCGCTCCTTTCTTGAATGGGCTGAATACAGAGATTTGACCAAGTATTTACTTAAAGAAACAATAGAATAGTATTATGATTTTAACAGGAAGTATTTGTCTTAGTGACATTCCCCGTGAGCAAATGAAGAAAGTAATCTGCAAAGACGGGAAAGAGAAAATTTATTTAAATGTGGCGGTTATCGAACGCAAGGAACCTTCACAGTTTGGGCATACCCATTTTATTACTTGTGCCCCAAAACAAGAAGAACGCAAAGAAGGCATACAGTATATTTTTGGAGATTTCAAGGAATATAAGCCCGTTCAGAGCAGCCCCACACCGGAACAGATTGCGGAAGCTCCGGGATTATCCCCGCAAGATGATTTGCCATTCTAAAATATTATGCAATACGACCTATCCAACCCACTCCACAAAGAGCAGTTCAAAATGCGATGTAACTATCTCTTCTCAAAGGGTTGCATTGTGGAACTGACGGAAAAAAAGCCTAAGAGGACAACGCAGCAGAACAAATACCTGCACACCCTTTTAGGCTTCTTCGCTTGTGAGACGGGGAACACGCTGGAATACGTAAAACAGAACTATTACAAAAAGTTAGTAAATCCTGCAATATTCACCCGTAGGATTAATGATAAGTTTTTGGGAGAAATGGAAGTTTTACGTAGTTCCACTGATTTAGATACGGCAGAAATGACAACGAGCATTGAGCGTTTTCGTAATTGGGCGAGTGCCGAATGCGGCGTTTATCTTCCAGGTCCTGATGAAGAGAGGTTATTGCAATTAATGGAGATTGAAATGGACAGAAACAAAACGTTTATTTAAAATAGAAAATTATGCATACATGGTTTGAGTGTAAAATCCGTTACGAGAAAACAATGGAAAACGGAATGAACAAGAAAGTTACCGAACCTTATCTGGTAGATGCACTCAGTTTTACGGAAGCAGAAGCACGTATCATCGAAGAGATGACACCGTTTATTTCAGGAGAATTCACGGTATCGGACATCAAACGTGCCAACTACAGCGAACTGTTTCCATGCGAAGAGGAAGCCGCTGACCGTTGGTTCAAATGCAAGCTGGTTTTCATCACATTGGACGAGAAAAGCGGTGCTGAGAAAAAACGTCTACCCAGGTATTGGTGCAGGCAGCCGACTTGCGTGATGCGGTAAAGAAGCTGGATGAGGGCATGAAAGGAACAATGGCCGATTACCAGATTGCATCGGTAGCGGAAGCCGCTATCATGGATGTATATCCGTATGAGCCAAACGAGACTGAGGATGATAGCAATACAGAAGTATCCCGATTTATCAATAGATTCCCGGAGGGACAGTGTACAGAGGTCACAATTGGCGGCAAATCGGTTATTATAGACAAGACCGGAAATAAACCTAAAGTCATTCCGAACGACAGTATAGAAAGTGAGGCTAAAAATGAATGATTATATCCCGGATTGGTATATCCCTAATAAATAACCATACTTATTAACTAAAAGCCCTCTGCTCACGCAGAAGTCCCGTGAAAGGTTCGGGTTAAGTGAAATCAGCTAACAGTTAACTATCCCAGTGTGGTTTGACCGCCTATCTGGGAGCAATTTGTTAACCTGCCTGTCCGGTCTGTGAAGATGGGGCGGGCGAAAATGGGGGTGCGCAGTGGAGTGCTTTTGACTTTCGAGAGGTGCACATGGTAGAAAGTACGGTACGTGAGATATAAGGAGTAATTAACCTTAGAAGTAGCGCAAAAGGATAAGTCCTTAATTGGGTGTTCGAATCGCCCCATCTCCACATAAATGTGAGCCACACATAAATGGCAAGGGTTAGTAAATAATGGTTGTGCCCCGGAGAATACGCTTCGGGGCTTTAATAAAAAACAGCATGGAAACAAAAGAAATTACCAAGACTATTTACATTGCAAATGACGGGAAAGAGTTCTTAACGAAAGAAGATTGCGAAAAGCATGAAAGGTTTGTTGAAGAAATACTTTCACGTATTAAGTATTTCTGTATCAGATGTAATCCTGACTTAACAGAAACAGGAAATTTCTCTCATAAAATATATGTGGCTGTGTTTTCTAAACATTACCTATATAAAGATATTGCATTTCAATGGGCTTTAAAGAAGTTTGGTACTTACTTAGGGGAAAGCGTAATGGGATATGGCTTCCAACCCCATTTTAATGTAAGTGAAGTTTCTAAAGAAGAATATGAAGAATGCCCTGCTACTGTTTGGGGAGGTACTTCATTGAAGAGTGAGAAAATATTCCTTAGTCCTAAATCAGTAGAGGGATTTCCTGAAAACATTGACTACATGGAAGAATGGGGATTCAAATAAAAACTTGAATGAAACTTACAATAACCAAATCCGAAGGTGCAATCATTCAGAAGCTTATCGCAGACCGAAAGTCAGACATTCATAATATTGGAGGTGACAGCAAGCAGGCAGAGCGTCTAAGTAAGCTGAACAAGAAGATTGCAAGGCAGATAAAGAAACAATACAAGACATGAGTCCTTACGTAATAACTTCTGCGGTTCTTATTACTTATGACGGAAAGAAGATACCATTGGAAAACATAGAGAGTGAAATAATGACCCGACCTATCCAGTTGACTAAGGAGAGGATACTCGATGCTTTCTCCACGATGAAGGACAAGCCGGTGAATGTTGAACTTAAAATAAAGCATATATGATATGGAATATAAAGCTGCCATAAAAGGTAACGCCCCATCAAAGGCTAATTGCTACAAGATAGTAACCATTAACGGACACAGATGTTTGGCTAAGACTCCTGCATTAAAAAAATATGAGGAATCTTTTATTTGGCAGGCTGGAAAGTTGAGGGATTTGAATATAAACGAGCCGTTTGAGTTCCACATTGACGTGTATTATCCGAGCAAACGTAGTGATTTGGATAATGTATTGAAACTGCAACTTGACGTGTTACAGCGTATAAAGTGTATAAAGAACGATAATAACTGTTGCCTTATCCATGCACGCAAATTCGTTGATAAGGACAATCCTCGTGTCGAGATTGTGATTAAGACTTTGGATTAAAAAAATATAGTTTTCTTTTGGCATTTTGGTTTGAGTGTGTATCTTTGCGGTGTTTTCCCGCCAAGAAAACATCTTTATTAGCTTAGATATATGGATTTTTTATATCCATTCGACAGATTATATCTATAAATATAGGCTGTTCGTATTCCCTTGTGAACTATGTATCTTTGCTGATAGTAGTGTTTCTTGGCGGAAAACAGGGAAGCGGACAGCTTTCTTTTTATACATAACTCAAATTCTAATCACAATGCCAAGAAACTTAGAATTGGAGAATGGGAGAATAATATGTACCCCACAATCTACGTTAGTTGCTAACGAGAAAGCAACAACTCTATCCTTATCTTCTTCAACCGAAGAAATCAAACGCTATTTCAAAGCTATTTTAGAACTTTCAAAACTGAATGTTCCCTACCCTGTTAACCTTGATAGTTGCTGGATGCTTGCCTATTCAAGAAAAGATAATGCGACTAAAGAATTAACTAAAAACTTCATCCAAGACGTTGATTATCAAGTTTTGCGCCAAAAAGCGGAAAACCCAAAAGGCGGCAGACCAACAATAGAATACCACCTCTCCGTCTCCTGCTTAGAATACTTCATTGCCCGCAAAGTTCGCCCCGTATTTGACGTGTACCGTGAAGTCTTTCACAAGGTGAACGAGATTGCGCCAAAGGTTGTAAAATCAAGCGCAGCCGACAAGCGGAAAATCGCAAAGCTCGAAAAGGAACTGGAGTTTACGAAACAACTTCTCGAATGGACAAGATGGAGCGAACGCAGGGAGATTGAATTAAAATGCTCGTGCTTCTCTTTCCTCGTAAAGACGAAGCAGTACGATAAGTGGGCGGAATACAGAAGAACGGGGATAGTCAAGAAGTAACAACCATGATTGAAATACTTATCGTGTTTGGTAGTCTTTTATCGGGCTACCTCACTTTCCGAAAAAAGGGAGAGAAACTTTTCTATTGAGCAAAATCTAAAAAATTAAATATTATGAATACTTCAATTATTAAATTCGATTACAACGGAAATATAATTCCTTTTGAGAAAGGGAGTGATGTTATGGTAAACCTTACGGCTATGGCGAAAGCCTATCCCGATAAGAATTTATCCACAATTGTTAACTCGCAGGAAATCAGCGATTATTGCACATCACTTTCCAAACTAAAAAATTTTAGTTTGGCTGATTTACTGATAGTTAAGAGAGGTGGAGATAATCCAGGCACTTGGGCACACCGTCTTGTCGCTATTCGTGTTGCACAAAAACTAAATTCCGATTTAGCGGTATGGGTGGATATGAGAGTAGATGAGCTTCTTAAATACGGTATGACCGCCACGCAGCCAACTTTGGAGCAGATGATAAACAACCCCGACCTTGTTATCAGCCTTGCAACGCAGTTAAAGAGCGAACGCGAGGAAAAGCAAAGAATGGCTTGCGAAAATCAAATCCTCAAAGAACAGAACAAAAACATAATTGAAAAAACCAAACCTGCTGTAACCTTTACAAACGCATTTAGTGGAGCGGAAAGTTCATGCCTTATCGGAGAACTTGCAAAATTAATTGCGCAGAATGGATACGATATAGGCGAAAAGAGATTGTTTGCATGGATGCGTAAAAACGGATATTTGGGCAAGCATGGAGAAAGATATAACGTGCCAAATCAGAAATACATAGAACAAGGGTTGTTTGTAATCAAAAAAGGCGTACGCTCTGGAAGTAATGGCGTTTTACATACGACATTGACTACAAAAGTTAGTGGCAAAGGACAAGTTTACTTCGTGAACAAATTTCTTAATACCATATAGAAAGTAATAATATGAAAACAATAAAGCAGCAATCAGAAGAGTATGCGTTGAAATATCCTTCCGAAATCCGAAATGAAATAGCGAAAGCATGGATAGACGGGAGAAACTCAATAAGGAAGAAAGAGGTACTTGACCTCTATTTCGTAGAGGAAGAATATAAGGATATATTCATATACTGGCTCAACTACAAAAAAGAGAGGGGGCAGTCATACAAGCAGACCGGAGCAGAGGCATGTTACCGGAAGCTATTAACTCTTTCGGGAGGTGACAAGCAGATGATGATTGCAATAATAGAGCAAAGCATGAGTAATAATTACCAAGGGTTATTTCCACTAAAAGACAATGGGAACAGAAATCACACTAACAAGCAAGGAAATAGCGGTTCTATCTTCCAGGCAGCTGATTGCTATCTGCAAGAACATCAGTAATGAGATAACTTCCATAAGCCAAGCGATAAACGCACCTCCCATACAATTATCACAATGGAGGAAAGATAACGAAACCTGCATAAAGGCGGTTCTTGTAAAGTTCATAGAAGGTACTCTGTTGTTTTACGGCCGTAGCCGCGAGGATATGAATGACTATCAAGTAGCATCCATTGTAAACTCTATCCTTGACAAGTATTATTATTTTAGAATTGAGGATGTTTGCCTTTGTTTTAAACGGGCAAGGGAAAACTCATCATACGGTGGATTTTATGGCAAAATAGACGGTTCTGTCATCATGAGCTGGTTTGCCACTTACGATAAGGAGCGGGATGAAGTGATACACTCAATGCCGGAAGAAAAAATTAATGTTTTTACTGGAGAAGAGTATAGCCGAGAAGAGTACATTGAGATGTTGAAAGTTAAGATAGCCGGTGGAGACCTGTACGCAAACGAAGCATTGCGGCGTGTTGGTACATTCGAGCGTATAATGTTTGATAGACGTGGAGAGTATGCCAGTTATAAGTATTGGCGAAAGCATAAATTTGACAATAAAGTATGAGACTTACAATATGTTGGACGACAAGAGGCAGGCAAAGACGCTTTTACTATGATATATGCAAAAAGTTTGGCATATCGGATTACATGAGTGTTAATCATGAGACGCCATGCGATATAAGGGATGAAGATATGGAACTGTTAAAGGAATGCGAAAAACGAGGGTTTATCCAAATAAGAAACAAACGGTAAATAATCATGGACATAGAGATTGAAAAGAAAATCGAACAATTGGAGTGGCAGCGTGACAATGCAATGCGCATACGCTGCCCGTTGGTGGCAAGGAAGTATCAGCGCATGATTGATGAACTTGCAAAAGAGAGCAAAAACAAGAATATGAACAAGGCAGAACAGGCAAGGCAATGACCACCGACACGGCAAATCAGATAATCAGCAAATATGAGAGTCTTGTAGTTCTGTGCACCTACAACATATTGCTCACGAACGACATCTGTTGCGGGCAGGTTATCGAGTGTCTGCATGCGATGAAGAGAACGCCTTATTACAAACAGGCATTCAAGCGGTATTTGAATGATGCCGATAAGGCAAGAAAGGAATACGAGCGTACTGTAAACAGCGTTATCGGTTCAGACCGGAGCGAGTTTTTCGCCGACTGCAACGACAAGTATACGGAAGAAGTGAACAAGCACGTGGATATGCTGTATTGGCAGTTCAAGCAGGTTCTTGACGATAACGGCATATCCCATTCCGCAGAGATTGCAAGGTTCGAGCTTGCAAGGACATTGTGTGATTACGCCTGCATCCAGTTTGACGAAAGGATTAAAGAGCTTCGGAAGAAAGATTCACGGTTTAACGGGTTTACGTTGGAATACCTGAAGCTTTCCAATGTGACAAGGATGATGAACCTTGCTTCCGACTGTTTGAAAATCGGGAAAACGGTCAATATGAACACAGAGCGGTGTACAGCAGCATTTGATGTGCTGGTAAGAAAGCTGTCGGATGCGGATAATATTGCCAACGCGATAAAAGTTTAGTGAGATGAAGCCTATTTATAACCTTATAACCCTCCTCATGGACTGGCTTTCGGTAGAGGTCGGAGCGAATGAAGAGTGGTTCTGAATTATGGAAATGAAGAAAAGCGAATTGACACACGGCTCTCTGTTTAGCGGCATCGGTGGCCCGGAAATAGCCGCCGAGATAATGGGCTGGAAAAACGTGTTCCATTGTGAAATAAACCCGTTCAGGAGAAAAATACTTGATTATTGGTTTCCAAACAGCAAAAGTTATGAAGACATCACGAAAACAGATTTTACAGAGTGGCGGGGAAAAATCAATGTCCTCACCGGAGGTTTCCCCTGCCAGCCTTTTTCTTGCGCCGGACAGCGAAAGGGAGCGGAAGATGACCGCTACCTCTGGCCGGAAATGCTACGAGCGATACGGGAGATTCAGCCCGATTGGGTTGTTGGTGAAAACGTTGCTGGAATCCTCTCGATGGTACAACCCGGCAGTGAAACTGCGTTGGGACGTGAAGAATCTCTGTTCGGAGAGGTTGACCGAGAAAGAATATTGCATCGGCAGGAATACGTCGTCGAAACAGTGTGTAACGACCTTGAACGTGAAGGATATTCCGTCCAACCGGTTGTTATTCCGGCTTGTGCCGTCGGAGCGCCGCACAGAAGGGACCGTGTCTTCTTTATTGCGAGAAGAATACAAGACAATAACAACAACATCGGGAGTGGATATACTTGTAGATTCGGAAGATTTTCCGTTTCTGAATCAATGGAAATGGAAGATAAACAATTCAGGGTATGTTTACAGAACAATCAGAGCGAAAGAAGATGGAAAGAAATGGAAGACTATCTTGATGCACAGATTGATTTGCTGTCCGAAGGAAAACGAGGAAGTGGACCATATCAACAGATGCAAAACGGACAACAGAAAGCAAAATCTTCGGATATTAGCTCATTGGGAAAATCTTCACAATCGGAAGAAAGGTTCAGGAGTAAGGAAACCGAAGGGACGGAACAAATGGCATGCGATAATCTATGTGAACAGGAAAAGGATTCACCTCGGATTTTTCGATACAAAAGAGGAGGCGATGAATGCAAGGTTGAATGCGGAGAGAAAATTGTTGTCCACCGTGCAGACGCAGGGGTTGAAGGTATGCAACGAAAATGGGAAGACAACATTCTATCCGGTAGGGCTGCTCCCGACGCCGATGTCTACCGACATACACCATGCAAAACAGGTGAAGGATTTGAAAAATGCAGGTGCAAAAACGATGGCGAGTCGAAGAAACGGAAGCAATCGTCCGAACAGCCTAATGGATTTCCACGGAATGTTACCTACACCAACGACAAGTTGCCACAATCCCGGAACGGCAAAGGACCGGAAAGACGGCAGTCCCCGGACATCAGAACTGAATCATTTGTGTGCCCGCCTGATTGGGAAAACTTCCCTACTCAATCCCCTGTTTGTAGCCGAGATGATGGGATTTCCACTAGATTGGACGGTATTGCCTTTTCAAAGTGGCGGCAGGAATCAATAAAGGCATACGGCAATGCGATTTTACCACAGGTTATATATGAAATTTTTAGAGCAATAAATATTGTAGAAAATGGAAGAATGGAAAACTATTGAAGGTTATGATGGAAGATATGAAGTCAGTAGTCATGGACGTATTAGAAGCGTCAGTATGTTTTTAGGGAATCATATATATCATGGAAAGGTTTTATCTCCCACAATAGCGACAAATGGATATTTAAAAGTTAATTTAATATTAAGAGGGAAAAAGAAGACTTGTTTGGTGCATAGGCTTGTCGCGAAAGCGTTTATAGAAAATAGAAAAAATCTACCACAAGTAAACCATAAAGATGAAATAAAAACCAATAATAATGTTGACAATCTCGAATGGTGTAGCGAATCGTATAATTGTAACTACGGTAAAAGGAATTTTTTATTGATAGAGAAAACAAGGAAGCCTGTATTGCAATTATCGGTTGATGGGAATTTGATAAACAGATTTGAAGTTTTAAATGACGCATCCCGAATCACTGGGATAAATGCCGCACATATTTGTGATGTATGTAAAGGGAAAAGGAAATTAGCTGGTGGATATGTATGGAAATACGCCACAAGTGATGTATGAGATATTCCTGGCAATAAAATCTATAGAAAAAGGCAAATAGTATGAACATCCATCAGACAGTCCCCCGCTCCGATTGCACCTCTTTCGCGAAATGCGGCAAGCATTCCCTTGCCTATTGCCGGAAGTACGGTGCATCCGAATGCGGTCTGTGCGAGATAGTGAAGCGGAAACCGAGAAACCGGGTGATGGTGGACGGTGTAGAGCGCAAGGTATGCAGCCGTTGCGGAAGCCTGCTTCTACTATCTTGCTTCTATGACAGGACAATCTATCGCAACGGAAAGGCGTATCACATCAAGACATCATGGTGCAAAATGTGTGTTTCGGAAGACAATCGGGAACGGAATAAAAGAAAGGAAAACAAATGAATATAAAGAAAATAAAGGAACATAACCCTCAATCCTTTTTAGACGATTTGAAACGGGTAAGAGAAATCATGGTCTATGCAGCGCATACCAACTCCTACTATAAGATTCTTAAACATGAATTATTGAGAGATGCGGAAGAGAAAGCCATCACGTACTATATAACGGATTCTATATTCGCCAGAAAACGTGATGTCATGGTAATAATTTAATCGAGAAGATATGAAACAGACAGTAGAAGAAGCAGCAAGGAAAGCAATTCATAAGCATTATAATTGTAATGGAACCTATCCATGTTCAGAACGTGAATATTGCGAACATTGTAACGGTCATAATACAGCATTCGATTGTTGTGAATGTGGTGCAGATGAATTTAAAGAAGGATTTATTGCCGGTGCGAACTGGCATATCAACAGCGTGTGGCACAAGACTAAAGATGAAGTGCCACAAGCTCATGGAGAATACGAAAATGAACATTATCCGCAGATACCATGCCTTGTATATGGGAAATTAAGCACTGGAACTGGTTACGGTGTCCGCTATTGGAATGCAACAGAGCAGTGCTGGGACGATGAAGAGTGCGATGATTACGAGTGTTCCAAAGATGCAATTGAAGAATGGGCGTATTTGGATGATTTAATACCTAATAAAAAGCAATGATTATGAAATCAAAATATGTATTATCAGTCGAACAGATGGAACATTTGCAGGAGCTTGGGTTGGATACAAGCGATGGAAGCATGTGTTTCGAGTGGAATGAATCAGATGCAGACAACATGGTTGTAACCTCTCCGGATGCCGATACGAATTACGACTATTATCATGAAACTTACACTTTGCAGGACATTCTCGATAAGCTGCCTTGTTTTATTGGCACACATGTACTAACCTTACAGAAGCTTGCAAATAGCGGAACATGTTTATATATGGAGCCTTATTCGCGTTCTATATTAAACCTGACAGAGAGTAAGGAACTTATTAATTCAGCCTACGAGATGCTGTGCTGGTGTATTGAAAACAGGTATATCAAAACTAATCAGTATGAAAGCAAGAATAAAAGCAACCGGAACGATTGTAGAGGTTGAAGGCTTATTCGACGTTGGGACTGCCTTAGTGAAAGGTAGGTATTTCAAAGTGTCAGAACTCGACTTCTTTGATAATTTTGAAACTATTGATTGGGAGCAAAGGCGTTATGAATTGGCAAAATCCGCTATGCAAGGGTATTGTATTGCTTTAGGAATAAACGATGACAGTGAAACTTATGATGATATTGCAATAGGTTCCTTGAGAGCAGCCGATGCACTAATAAAGAAATTGAAAGGGAAATAACCATGGAAATAAAGAACGGAATAATAATAGACGGAGTGCTGCATGAAGCGGTGCAAGATTATGTTCATTGCGCCTTATGTTCTCTATACGAGAAATGCGCAGAGGTGGACTACGCAGCATGTATGACCGATTTGTTTAGCTATGGCGGTTTTATCAATCGTGGCAAAGTAACAGATATTAAGATAGATAAGGAGGAATGACTATGGGATTTACAACACCGTGCTTTATAAGAAAAAGTACACCGGAGCTTCGGAAGAAGTTGGAGGAGTTGGGATATAGATTATTTGGGGCGGAACTTAACGAAGATTTATGTATTTTCACTGAACCCGAATACAGTCTATATAGTGTTGAGTTTTTCAGTAACATTCCACATCCTGACGAAACCGATAGTGTTGATTGCGGAACCAACGAAGAGCTTTTATTGGCTATTGCTGCATTAAGGGATGATACAGATAAGTTTCAATGGTTTACCGATGGAAATAAATGGATTTTGTGTCCTGAAATCAAGTTCTCTACCTATTGGGCTTACAATGATGTTGACATTAACACAGATACCATTCACAAGGCTACCGTAAACGAACTGATTGAACACTTTAAAGTATGAAGAAAATAATTATCCTTTTGGCAACAGTTGCACTATTCGGGTGCAATAACTCTGGAGAATACCCTATAGAACACCGTACAATTGAGGGAAGCGTGACTTATCTCAATGATAGTATAGTGATTATCTGTACCCATAAAAAGGGGCTTGACAACTACGAAACGAAGATTATTAATTTGAAAAGACAATAGCTATGACCGAAGAACTCGTAACATTAGAGACAGCGAAGCTGCTGAAAGATAAGGGCTTCAATTGGAAGTGTGAACACATAATAGACCGCAATAAGGTTATTACAAAATATGACCTTCCGCAAAGTATGTCGTGTTGTACGGAAATAGATGACGAACCAGTTGAATTTTTGTGTCCAGTGTTGTATATCGCCCAAAAGTGGCTGCGTGAAATAAGAGGTGTGTATGTATATGTAGAACCTGTTATTGGGAAAAGATGGAAGCTTTCTTTTTGTGATTTCAATGTTCCAACAGAAGAAAGCGACTGGATGGAGAACGAAATAAACAAAGGGAATGGCTATAAAGTATATGACACCTACGAGGAAGCACTGGAAGCCGGAATACAAGAAGCATTAAAACTTATATAACTATTATGAAAAAAGGAATTTACACAAAAGAAAATGTAGGTAATGGTGTATTCATCTTTACTGCCAACAAGAGTTTTGTAGAACCTAAATTTTGGGGACTGCATGAAGAAAACGAACAGGCACAATGTGTAGTTATTATCCATGATGGCAATGCTTTATTCTTCTATCCGGAAGATATGGATAATGATACCCATATTCTTCTTGATTGGGAGAAAGAGCAAACAGGAAAGATATATCCAACCACAGAAGAAGGCATGAAGGATACCGATGGAATAGGCAATACCAAAGCATTGGCTGCATCCGGAAGCGAAATTGCTGAGAAAGTCATAGCATTGGACTTATGTGGATTAAGTTGGCGCATTCCTACACTACAAGAGAGTGTCTTAGGGTATGAACATAAGGTTATGCTGAATGCAGCCTTAGCTATCTGCGGAAAACAACCAGTGAAAGATGACTGGTATTGGTGTTCTACGAGAAAAGGAAACAAACGCAATTTTATTCTCAGTTGGGGCGACGGTTTTAGATACGACAACATTCGGGACAGTGACGATTGGGTTCGCCCCGTGTCCGCTGCCTCTCTTAATTCACTTTAACCTTATAAATGATTACAACTATGGCAAAAGTATTTATAACAAAGTATGCCTTAACAGAAGGTATTAAAGAGATAGAAACAGATATTATTAGAAGTAGATTTGAAGATAGAGAATATGTAAGGGATGGTTTATGTTCTTACTTCCGTATAGGGGAAAACGCATTCACCGATAAATCCGAAGCGTTGAAAAAGGCGGAAGAAATGAAGATTAGGAAAATCGCTTCTCTTCGTAAGCAGATGGAGAAACTTGAGAAATTATCTTTTAAAGTAGAGGAGATTTGATTATGGAACAAGAAAGAAAAATCGGAGAGGTATTTGAATATAATGGAGAAAAAATTATCGTGAAAAAAGATAGCGATTTTATATACGGATGCGATAAATGCGTCTTTAATGGTAGACCGGAATGCTGTAATTATTATTGCTTTTATTTTGAAAGACAAGATAAACAAGATGTGCACTTTGAAAAAGTGGAGGATTGATTATGAAAGCAAACCTAATATTTTTTCTTGCGATATTCATCATATCAGCATTATTCATCGGTCATTTCCGACTGACATTCTCACCGTTCAGTGTATCCTTTCTCTATTGGCATAGGACTGTAGGAGTTACTCTTATCGTTGCAGGATGCTTGGTTTACAACATAGGTGAGCATATATCAGGCTACAAGAAAGGACTGGATGAAGGTATGGAGATTGTTTTGAAAGAGTTAAAAGAAAGATACAATGAAGAAGATAATGTTCAATGATAAATATAGCCTAACCCAGGCTGTATTGGATGGTCGGAAGACTATGACGAGAAGGGTCTGCAAGTATGACAGACCAAATGAAACTTATGATATTGTATTCCCCGTTTTTGAACCAAATGATTACGATAATGACGGGAACATAGTATCTCCATTAAATTATGCTTTTGGTTGGAAAAACGACAAAGGAGACTTTACGGGTTGGAATATTCCAAAATATAAAGTCGGTGAGGTTGTTGCCATTGCGCAAAACTATAGCGATTGTGGTAATATGCCTGATTACGAATTGGACGAAGATGGCTATCCTATAATGCCAAAGAGAAGCGGATTTTTTAATAAAATGTTTGTCCGCGCTGACCTCATGCCCCATCATATCCGTATTACCGACATCAAGGTTGAACGTTTACAGGACATTAGCGATGAAGATTGCCTGAAAGAAGGAATTTTTAAATGGGATGCTGGACAAAAGGATATTCCTTTTTATTCATTCCATAATGCAGATATACCCGACTACAATGATCCTCGTGACGCATTCGCAGAACTGATAGATAAAGTCTCCGGCAAAGGAACATGGGAAAGTAATCCCTATGTCTTCGTTTATGAATTTGAACTGATTGATTAAAAACGAGAAAAGATATTGATTATGAAGCGTGAAATAAAATTCAGAGGGAAAAGTGTTGATAATAATGAATGAGTGTATGGCGATTTAATTCATATTGGAAATGGATGTATTATATATCAAGGCTCACAAAGTGATTATCAAATTACCAACAAGACGGGTGTAGCTATCGAATTATTCGATGATGAGGTTTCAGTTGTACGTCCAGAGACGTTAGGTCAGTTCACGGGCTTATGCGATAAGGATGAAAAGGAAATCTATGAAGACGACATACTTATGTGTGAGCAACATATAGCTCTTGTATTGTGGAACAAAGAACTTGCTACATACGCATTACAATTCGATTTTGAAAAAAAGTCGGCATGAGACCTTTAGGAGAATGGCATGCTATGACAGTCATTAGTAATATTCACGATAACCCGAATTTGTTGAAAGAAAACAACCATGAGTAAATACATGAATTGGGAACTCTATGATAAACCGCCTGAAGGCTTCTCTATTGACAAGCATACTGGTTCTCCTTTGACCGGATACGACTTTTACACAAACGGGAAAAGCGTCTTAAACGGAGGAGTAAGAATTCTTGTAAAAGCTATGAATGTTCATGTTAACAACATAACAGACAACCATCACCCCGTGAAAAAATCTATCCCCAATAGCAAAGAACCTAAACAAGACCCGATGATTAACCGTAATGTGCGTCAACGGGTAAATGTCTTTGCACGCGAGAGGTTTAAAGTAAAGCTGCTACAAGAAATAGAATTTGATTTAATGGTGTGTCAACTCGAAGGCTGGAGCATGGAAAGCTACGTCAATGAGCTTAAGCAATTGATTGATGATGTTTATCGGAGAATGGTTAAGACAAAGAAAAGGAATATCGAGACTACCAGTAACCCAAAACTTGAATTTAAAGATGAATGAATTATATATACCTCCACAGCGATTAAACCGCAACCCTATTAACGGGCGGTTTTTGAAAGGAAGTATCCCCCATAACAAGGGGAAGAAATGGGATGATTACATCCCTTCGCATAAAAGGGAAAGTATGATTAAAGGATTAGCTTTAGGGAGAACGGGAAACCCTAATATAGCGGGCTGCAATGCAAAGAAAGTAGTAGCTATAAAGAGCGGACGGTTACAAGGTGTTTTCCAGTCCTCTAACGATGCGGAACGAAAGACTGGCATTTGCGCCCGTAATATCAGGAATTGCTGTTCCGGAAAGCGTAAACACGCTGGCGGCTATCAATGGTTTTGGGAAAGCGATAATGGTTGGTGTGAATTAATTATAAATGAATAATATAACCATGAGTAAATTAGAGCACATCGCCACAATTGATTACTGCTACTGGCGATTGGAAAAGTTGAATGAGACTCTTTCCAAGCCTAAATCGACTATGGAGCAGTTGGTTGATAAAGCCTGCGGTTATAATGAAGTAGAAGAAGTGAAAAAGGAAGCTATAACCCTTTTGGAACAGATTGTTGAAAGTAAAAAGGCTATCGGTGTGAATTATTCGGGAGATAGCAAGTTCCTTGATAAATTAAAGAACAAAGAAACGCATGAGTAAACTATACAAAGCAACCCTCTTCGGCAAATCATTCATTATAGGATGGTTCAGCCATGCGGACAGGTGGTATCATAAATTTAGTATAATAAAATAATGGATATAACAGAATTAAAAATCGGTGACCGGGTGAGAATAAAACTCCCGTCACCACAAGGAGAAAGACTTTCCATACCCATGCAGGTAATAGGGATGCTTTCTAGTTTCAACAATCCAAGCCCTAAAGATACGGTATATCTTGACTTTGAAGGAAATGAGGGAGATATATGGGAAGAAGAAGTACAAAATTTAGTGTTTTCAGACAATGAAGAGAAGTCATGAGAAGAGCAGACAGAATAATCAGAGACAGACATTCCCGCATCCCGGACAAATACAAGAAGATTGACACTACGGTCAACGGGGATGTAGAAAGCCTTGCCGAACAACACAAGGAAGTGGAAAGAAGGCTATTTCCTCTACGCCTTAACAAGACCACTGTTATTTACGTCACAAAAGACAAACAGAATGAAGCATATGCAGCGAAAGCACGTAAACGGATGGGGATAACAGAGCCTAAGAAACCTTTCGTTGACCCACTTTCGGAAGAAAACATTACCAAGTTGTACAAGGAAGAAAATATACCGCCCCGCAGAATGGCAGAGATGCTGAATGTAAGCATAAGGACGATATATCTAAGATTGGCTAAGTATGGACTTACAAAAGTTAAATGCAGATAACATGAAAGAGAATAATATTTTAAACAAAGAGATTTATAAGGAGGCTATGATAGCAGCCTCTAAGGTTGATTTCCTTGAAAGCAAGGAAGAGGTTAAGATGTATGCTACTTCGCTGTATAACGCGATGATATGGGGTAGAAAAGTAAAATATTAAGTTTTTTATTTGGCGTTATAGAAATTAGAGGTATATTTGCAGCGTTACACATATTAAGAGGCGGACGGTTGTCTGCTATTAGCAGGCATTTTTTATGTTTGTAAGCTAACGCTGTATATTATAGCGGTCTGCAAACCCGTGTGGAGAGTTAATAGCCTCCCAACTGCCTCTTAGGTATGTGTAACGGCGGGTTAATTGCAGACCGTCTTCTTTCTGCAATGCCATAAAACGTTACAAAAATGGCAAATGAATTAGTTTTTAAAGGTCAAAATGACCAAGTGTTAACCAATAGTATTTTGGTTGCTGAAAAGTTTGGCAAAGAGCCAAACGATGTAGTAAGAGCAATAGATAATTTATCGCAAAACGCTGATAATGAATGTGACGCAAAAGTTCGGGACATGTTCGTGGAATATACAGAAGATGTTCCACAGCCCAATGGAGGGGTGAAATCCGCAAGACGATTTATAATGAACCGAGACGGGTTCACTCTTTTGGCAATGGGATTCACTGGTAAGAAAGCCCTAAAATTTAAATTGGAATACATCGCAGCATTCAACTCTATGGAAAACGCATTGAAACGGCATCTTTCTTCCGCACAGATGTTTGCAATGCAAGCGAACATAAACCTCGAATACGAGAAACGGATAGAGAATATAGAGAATGAGATTGCGGAAATAAAGAAAGAACGGGAAGAAAACGGGAAATTCTTATTGTCAGTGGCTATGTCTTCGGAAGAATTGCCGCAGCTGTCTATGCGTGACAACATCCGGCAGCTGGTAAACAAATACGCATCCGCCATGAATATAAGGCAGCAAGACGTATGGCACAAGATTTATGACCAGCTGTATTACCTATACCATATCTCCATACGGAACTACAAGAAAGCAAGACGAGACGAATCCAAACTTGAAATAGCGGAGAGAAATCATTTCCTTGATAAGATATACAACATCATATCCAATATGGTGAGAGAATCTAAAGCAGCCTAACCCTATTGCCAAGCCCTGCCCGTACCTATTCCGGGCGGGCTTTTACTAAAAGACTAAACAAATATTCATCATGGAAAGAAATACAATACCTGCTAAGAAGCAATACGACCTTAGCGCAATAGACGAATTATTCAAAGACTGCATATCTCCCGAAGAATTACGGGAAGAGCTTATCGAACTGGTGTTTGATTACGCACAATACGTAGAAGAAGGGAGCACAGATTTGTTTAAAAACAATATGAGTACCATATACATACTGTATAGGGCGTTGGAGGGCGTGAAAGAATTAGACACACAGAGTTAATGCCCTACCCAATACGGCAAAGGGTATAACCCAATGAAGTACCTTCTCAAAACGTTCTAAAAAACATTCCATTGAAGTACCCTGAATATTAGGCAGAAATCGCTGTAACAAGTGAAATCTGCCTTTTCAAGCAATATGTCTATCCTATCTTTCATATCATCGCCTTATCATAAGGTCCCCGACAACATTTGCAAGAACATTCGAACCGAACCCACGCAGCCCATCAAGCTTTCCAACCATCCGAATCAGCATGTCTATCTTTCTTTCAAGTTCACAAAGGCGAGTTATCGTACATCCGGTGCTTAAAGTATCTCCTGATACGAAACCCCTCGTCTTCATCCTCCAGATTCTCCACCGCCTTTCTATAACAAGATAGGGCCATCTTATCGGCCGGCACTTCCTGGGGTGTCTTATACCCCATATCCTCGGATATACTTTTCGCATGGTCGGAATAAATCATGTTGGCTGTAACCCACAAGGCATAACTATTGTAATGCGGCTTGTCCTCCACTTGCCCCCCAAGACTTTTTACGGCATTGCAGAACATCTCATATCCCCAATGAAAACCTTTCGTGCCATCTTGATTGACAGTCCTCTTGTTGATATTCCCGGCCTCTCTCTCTGACAAGTAGTTATCCCAGCATACTGCTTCCAGATGGGAAAGCCACGTCTCGGCCATATCCGGATGCGCCACCGCTATCTCACGGAACATATATTTTTCGGCCTCGCCAAAAATCTTCATGTTTTTGGGATTCTTGCTGTCGGACATCTTTTCATAAAGGAGATTATAGCGCTCTATCATTTCATCTTTTGTCTTCATAATAATATTTTTAAGGGAGGGCTTTCGTCCTCCCTGGTTTATACTTCTTTATTCCCCCTTTTACCGGAACATCTTTTCGCCCCTTTTTCTTTGGCGCGTTCGGATAATCAAGCCGGAAAGGTGGCGGAAATAGTGACCGGAGTTGCAAGACTTACTCCAAACGCACGGTTACAGCACTTTATATTTTCCGGCGTAATCCTTGTGACAAGTGGCGTAATGGAGATTGAGGGGATTTCCCCGGCTGTACCGATAAATGCTACCTTAAACTGTTCCAAGAACTGTTTGGTAACACTACGGCAACTTCCTTTGGGAGTATAAGTAACAAGGGAAGCCGCGTTAACGGTTACTATCGTTTGTGTCCCTACTGTATACTGGTCGGCTACTGTAAAATTCACCAAGCCGGTGGGTTGCGCTCCGGCATTGACACAATATGCCTGGCACAGATTTTCCACTACATTAACCAAGTATTGTTGGCTGGTAGCAGCGATTGCAATTGGAGTTAATTGAATCATGATATTGTCTTTTTGTATTATTTATCTTCCGCATCTTCACCTTGCGAAATAGGTTCTTCTGTTAATACTTCATAGGAATTAGGAACGTCCTGGATAGGCAGATTATACCGAAGAAGCGATTTTAATTCTTCCAAATCTTCTTTCTCAAACTCGATTTTTCCCTCAAACAACGAAAGTCCCCCATTCTTTATAGCATCATCCACGACTTTATGTGCCAGTTCCGGTATGGCGTTATCCGGAACTCCTTGCAGATACCCTGCAAGCATAGGTTCAATCAATGATGAGGACAATCCGTTCAGTACGGGAGCTATCTCTTTGGAAATGCTCCACATTGGGCTGACCCAACCGGTGGAACGCACTTTCGCATCTATATTTTCAATAAACGGCAATTGCCCTAACCGTCCTCCAAGTAATCCCTGTATAGCAGGCTGTGCCCACTTATTGAGCACAGCCGCCAATTTTTGAGCGTTTGAAAACATAAGCTTGTGCGTTAGTTGTTACAACCGCAACATCCAGTATCACAAACCTTACGTTGAGGAACGACAAGCTCGCTTAAGGCTGCCAATTCCGCAATCTGCTGTTTCATGCAACTTAAGGTGGCGGTATTGGTGCCATTATATACAGCCTGCTGCATATTGATTGCGTTCTGGTCTTCCTTGTTCTTGTTGACAATTGTCAGCAGGCGGTCATAAACATCCGCAAGCTTTTGGTCTGTGTAGGTGTTGGCTTTCAACAAGGATATTTCAGAATCCTTAGCAGCAAGTTTATCCATCATTCCCGCCTCATATCGGCTTACCGGTTTGTCTTCGGAAGTGATAACCTCTATCGGGCCTGCACAACCGCCATTTCTCACATTACCGCAACCGCCAAGAATGTTCCCTGCATTCAGCCCCAAAAAAGATGCAATGCCGGCAGAAGCCCCAACCGTGTTGTAATTACCTTGTCCTTGTCCGGTGACATTATATTCCTCACCGCTCATTCCTTTAATTCTCATAACTTTAATATTTAAACTGTTTCAAGGCAACCCGATAAGGCTGCATGACAAAGAACGGAATAATCAATGTGCTATTATAGAAGACGTGAGCGGATTGTGAGCTAGTTCTGAACTAATTTCGTGCAGGTTGTTACGGATACTCCATTTGTTCGTTTTAGCTGCAAATCTATTCCGTATCCGATTAACTGATTGGCGTGGTAATTTAGTCTGCCCGGCTATCTCTTCATCCGTCAAAAAGTGAGCAAGAATATGGATTAAGATGTAACGGGCATCTACACACTCTTCGCGGTTGCTTCCTAAAATATCAACCTCCCTTATTTCTGTATGGCGGCAAACCGCCGACATTACCGTCTGATATAATTCCTTCATTTTCATATTTCTGCTTTAAAACATAAAAGTTCTGAAAACAAAAACACAGAAGTCTTGTTTATAAGGACAAAGCCCCAAAACAATACTGCCGTGTTGTTATTCCCTTGAAGTTTGCAGACAGTGAAGGGAAATGGGGCTTTCTTTTTACTCTAAGCCCCGAAAGAGTGTCAGCAACAAGCCAACTTCTACATCGTTAATTTCTTTCTTACCATACAAATAGATTATAACTTATTCCTGCGCCTACGTACATGCCGCCTGGATACCCATACCCAGCCTGCAACCCTAATCCCCAACGCTTCTTCTTCGGTTTGATGGGAACCGGATGATAGATGTCATTCGTTACCGTCTGATAAACCATCTTAGGAAAGACCTGCATACTATCCAGTCGCGGGTCTACATATCCGCTCACCACCGCACGATACAAGCTGTCTTCATATACAACCCGTTTGCGGTGAAGCAAGGTATCACCTATACGCACTGTGTCATTCGGCAATATCTGCCAAAAGACCGCTATCGGTGCGGAGATAAGAACCGTATCAAGTTTGACAACCGTCTGTATCTTCGTCTCGGTACGGATTTCTGCCGGCAAAGGCTCGTGCGGACAGAACCAAGCCGCCACACAAGCGATTGCCAGCAATACAGCTAATAGCCAGGGTAGTTTTTTCATAACCTCAACAAATAATGATTTACAACCATACCAGCACATATTGCGGCAACTCCATACAGCAAGTCTGCTTTGTTCCACTTGCCGTTATAGTAATGGCAACGGTCGCTGTTCTCCTTGATAAAGAGCATCAGTAGTGCAGTGCTGCCACCGAATACTATGGCGGTGGATAGATAGACCACCGCACCTAAGATGTTATTTCTCATAACTAATTAGTATATATTTATGATATTAATTTCATCCCGGACTGTGAAGTGCCGGGATGAATACTGTTCAGGATATTCCTCAATCGTTTTTACTCTTCATCAGAAACGGATTGAATGGGACTACAACTTGTGAATAGGTAATAACTCCAATGACGTTGTTTCTCATTCTTTTACATTATTGAATTGCACAACAATCGCATTAGCGAATATATTATCTTCCTTATGGCTGTTATTCGTGAATAGAACATTGCATTCCGTAACATCAGAATCGAAAGAGAATCTATAGTTAAAACGGTTACCCGTTATTGTAAATTTACAATTTGCATTATCAACAAAATGCCAACTGACATCGGATACATTTTCTTTGCCATTTTTAAAAATACAATTCTTTATAATAATATCCATGTGTAAATTACTGCCACAGCCTAAAGGCTTGGAAAGATATTGTGTATGCTCGCCTTTAATATATTCTACAATCAAATTGTCATACACGTGTTTATAATAAGAATCTTCACCTGAACCTTCATCGTGAATAGCATAAATATTATCATATTGAATAAGATGTCCATCATGTAACTCGTAGTTAGAATTAAAGCCAATTCTTTGAGTCCCGAATAAAGATTGGTTACTATATACTATTTCAGAAGTACTATCACATTTAGAAATAAGAGTAGATTTATTAAAAAAATATCTACAATTACCACCGATTGGTAATTCGACAGCAGTTCTAAAATCATATTTAGTGTTCATCAACTCAAATATCTTTATAAAAGTATATTCACCGGTTTCAAAATAGACATCACAATCCTGAGTAATATAAGCGGAAGCTAACTTAAGAAAAATCTCTTCCTCACTATCACTAAGATTGATATTGACAACAGGTCGAGTTCCTTTCTTTTTAAGAATAGTGGACTGACATAGTTTCAAATTATAATTATTCTTAGCAGAAGCAAAGAATTTATCAGTAATTACACTGTCTCTATAATATGTAAATGCAACTAATTCGGCGTTTTCAGGAAAATTTTCTTTAAGAACCGGATTGTTATTATAAAAATTAAGCATAGAAATGTATTTACCGTCTTTATCAAAGAAAACAACGTCAGCATTTCCACTTGTATTTGTATAAATATTATTATTTCTATCAAGAGGAACAATAGATGTACAATTTCTTTGTAGTATACCATCATGTACAATTGCACCATTTAGCCAAACTTTATTTTCGTAAGTGTCAAACAATAAATTGTAATCTGTGATTTCTATATCATTTTCAACCATAGCAAACACAGTTTTGTTTAGCCATCTACCGACTTCGGTAAATGTCTCGCCCTGGAACTCCCACGTTTCTACTTTTCCATCCGAATTGATGAACGACACTTTCAGTCCGATATTTCTAAGTTCCTGCGGAACTTGGGCAATGGCGCCTTCCAGACTGTACTTGTTACTCCCGCCAATTCCCGAAGTAGGATGCTGGACGGAAACATTATACTCGGTGATGTAGTTCATATAGTCAGTGCTGCCACCACCAGTGCCGATGTATTTCTTCAATGCCGCGGTACTCATTGAACCGTTGCTACTTCCTTGCTGAAAAGGTATCAGCTCGTTTCCTGTTAAGCTCTCCTTTTGAGGGAGTTGTCCTATTTGTAATCCTTCTGCCATATCTTTTTATTTTTTATCATTTTATTTTTTGTTATCTGCAAGTAATATCGGCTCTTCGTTAGCCAACAATAACGGAGTGCCATCCGATAATAATAAATACTTTCCATCAGGGGATGGGTTTGGTCTCGGTTTATTATCCTTGATATATGAATACCCTATAGTAAGTATCCCAATAGTAGGAATACCGATTGTCGGAATGCTGATGTTGGGGATAGTGATTGGTTTCATAGGCTATCCCTCTTTAATCATTTTGGCTTCCAATACTTCGGTAGCACTCTTGATTGTGACGTTTATGCCATTTGCTATCCCTACGATACGGAAAATCGTATTGGACGCACCGTTATATTGGGATGCGTTGGGATAAAGCGGAACGGGTTCCAAATCATCAATTCCTGCGAAAGCGGTTACATATCCGCCCTTGTTCTTTATCTGTATGGTAACGGGATTACCGTCACTGACAAACGTTGCGTAATACGCTGTTTTGCCTTCTTCTTTTTGAAATGATAAAACTTCTGCTGCCATGATGTTTACTTTTTAGAGTTTCAATACTTGGTTTCTGTTGCCCTCTCTTCGGTGGCTGACGTGTACCCATGAGAAGTTTTTCTCATCAATGACTTGGTCAAAGGGAAGCTTCAATTCTTGTATAAGATTAAACAGTCTTTTGTTCTCTTTCGGGGTATTCGGAGTGCCGACAATATCGGCAGCACACCCGTTCATGTGGTCGCTCGTTTTAGAGCCGCCTACCGCTTTATTCAGAACAGGGCAACGGTATCCGCTTGTCACTGTGATAGGTTTTCCGTAAGCCTCTCTTAACGGGTCGAGGACATTGTCAACCAACGCTTGCGCATTGGGAAGCAGTTCTTGCGGCAATCTGTTGTCTATAGCTTTCTTATCAGCCGTTTCGCTTTTAACCAGTTCTGCAATTGTAAAGTATCTCATGCTATTCCTCCTTTCTAAAATATTTGTCATAAACCACACGAACCACCCATCCGGCAACAACACCGACACCGAATGATGCAACAGTAGTCAGGTTCACCCAAAACGGTGTGTAGTGCATGTAAAGCATAACTCCCACGATGATAGCGATAACAATCGCTGCGATAATCAGTTTCTTTTTCATTTTGTTACTCCTTATCTTTAGTTATTATTTCATTCATATCTTCTTTCTCGACATCGAGTACTTTCTTTCCGAATAATCCCAACGCTTTCAGTAAATTGAAATTATATCCCTTTGGCTTCAAGATATTACTTATGATAGAGCAGAACTCTATGAAGCAGACAAACAAGCATGAATACACATCAATATTCCATTTATTGCCGGAAGCAATGTTTATCATCACCACCATACAGACAAAGGCAAAGTATGTCACCATTTTACCCATAGTACGGCGCACGGCACTTGAAAACCGAAATTCTTCACCCAATAGCAGGCATTTCCTTATCCCGAACATCAAATCGCATACAACGACTGAAAATGTCACTATCAGCCACGGTATCATGTGTTCCAATGACTGTGCAATAAAACTGCTTGCTATTACCGAGAAACCACCCGGTATGCTTTGGGTAATAATGTTATTCTTCATCTTATCGTTATTTGTCAATTATTCATATCTTGCCGTAGTATCTGAACCATGCACCCCATTTACGTTCTTTCAAGTAGTTCGGATTGTCCTGGTTGAGTTTGGCTTCCATCTCAAATGCGCTCGCTCGATAGGCGTTGGCGTTTACCTTACCGCTGCCTATTATGTTGTCTGTAAACAGGTGGTACACGAAGCTTACAAACCATTCTGCCAAATAAAGAATGTAGTAGAATAGCGAGATAAGTAACAGCCACCATGCACTGACATTGAAAGCCAGCAATACGGACGGGATAGCCGCTATCTCCATACACTCGAAGAACTGTTTCTGATGTATCCGTTCATGACGTATGGTCGTTTCGGACAACTCCTTCAGCTTCGTAAGGATGAAGCCGAAGAGCATTATAGTTGTGTAGCCGCCAAAGAGGATGAGTTTGGCAAACCAGTTTTCATAAAATACTTTTACTCTCATAATCAAAAAAGTAAACACTTTGTTATTTTATTAATATTATTGTTTTACGCATTCATTAGAACACAACCCAAACCGAAAATCCCTGTACTATCTGCAATATCAAATACACTATCGCCATTATTAACGACAGAATCAGTTATTTCTGTAACAAAATTATTGGATATAGACTCCTTTTGTGTAATAGCTCTTATTGGAGTATTATCTTCATTAAAAAGACTAATAGCGGTAGGTGCTATAAATGAATACCATTCGATATGTTGTTTTTTTATTTCAGTTCTTACTGAATCTCGATATAAATAAATAGGGATACTACTAAGATTGCAAATAAGAACAAGTTGTATATTAATTTCTTCATGTACTAAATCATCTGCAAATGTAATATTATCAACAAGTTGTTTAATATCAAATTCTTTGCCTGCAATCAGCTTATCTCCAGCAAATAGCCCTGAGGTCAATTCTCCTATTTTTAACATAATCATTATCCTTTAAACGGTTACACAATATGCTGTATTGTCATCCTTAGAGCCAATAGCCTCGTACTCGGCAGCGGTTTTCTTGGTGAGGGTGGTGAGGTTGTCGGAAACGAGTATATCTTTTACTACGAAAAAATTTGTAGCATTTGAATTCAATGCAATAAAAATTCTTTTTGTAACTAAGCTAATATTATTTGCATCGGCAATAGAAGTATAAGTATAAATAAACGAAAGTTCATAAGCTCCATTATCGGGATTGCAATATGTGTGACTCGTACTTACTTTAAAGATTTCTTTTTCTGTAATTTTTAGGAATAAAATATTATCACTTAATAATCTCTGTATAATATTTTTAAAATTATCAATGCTTCCAAATACAAGATTTATTTTTGATTCGGCTTCTCCTGCTTTAACTTCTTGATTTGAAATTAACTGTTGGTGAGCTTCATCTGTAATCGTAAGCAAAATGTGTTTATCATCCACATACTTCTTCGTTGCAGGCTGGTAATCGCCCGTAGGGGTGAATGATGAAGTGTTGGTCTTGGTGAGAACGTCAGATTTTGCAGGAACTTCCGCCCAATCCCCATTCTTACGACCGTATGCCTTGCCATCAGTTGGCGCTTCGTCTATACCGCCAATCTTCCCCTGGCTTACCCATTCACCATTACTTGCAACCCGTTCCCCGCTATCTGCAAGTAATATCGGCTCTTCGTTAGCCAACAATAACGGAGTGCCATCCGATAATAATAAATACTTTCCATCAGGGGATGGGTTTGGGTTATTTCCGCCAGCAGAACTTACCCATGCGTAGTAATCATAAGGAGCTTCCGTACCTACAGCCATGAACCCGTCAACTGCCGAACCGTCGGGAACAGCGGATTTCAAGGCTTCAAGGGTATCGTATTCGCCAGCCACCTTAAATGATTTCCCTGGTTCTCCTTGTATACCTGGCTCGCCTTGTTCTCCTTTCAAAAATTCTAAAGGATAATTGACCACAGAAGCTTCACTGTTGCTTCCTGAAGGTTTAAATGCAGGCAATGACGTTACATCATCCGCTTTGTCCGCATTCGGTACTTCATTAACCCCTATGGAGTTAGCCATAAGACGGGCAACTATTTCTTGATAATCCTGTTCTGTCCAAGCCATAATTATTCCTGTTTATCAGTTGCTTCTTCCGGTTGATTGTTGATAGCACGATTGAGCGCGTCAATAAAAAAAGGTTTGCAAAAAGCATTTGCATGCTCTTGTATCAAGGATACTTCTTCATCACTATACTCTGTCTCTTCATTGGAGTTGTATATCTTCAAAGCGAGTGCATGTGATGCGATACCGTTACCGTTCCGGTATAATACATTCGCAAAATTCTCTCTACAATCTATATTTTCACAATGCTTACGGGTAATGTCCGTAGCAATCAGTAATTGTTTAAAATTTATCTTTTTCATGAGCTTGGGTATGATTTAGTTAATCTTCCATCTTTATAAAAAGAAAGTCCGTCGATGCCAAGAGACACTTGGTATCTTGACCCACTTAAATTTGAAATCATTGACAATGACCCTGCAAAAAGGGTGGTAGACGCAGTTAAGTTGCCATCACTTGCTATATTGTCCAATTTTAATCTTGGGTAAGTAACAGAAGTACCTCCGCCTCCACTATCAAGGAATGAAATTCCACCCACATCATATCCTTTTGAATTATAAAATTTTAGGCTGTTTGAATTTGGGTTTATTTCTATTTTTGTACCTGACGAAGCGGTTGATATTTTGCCAACAATGCTAACATTCCCATTTTCGTCTATCACCAAAGAGTTGTTAGGAGTTCTTACATTTTTAAACACCCCGCTGTTTGCATTTATCTCTCCCGTAAAAGAGCCGTTATGACATTCAATAGAGCCATCTTCGTGTATCTTGATATTTCCATTGGCGGTAATTATGCCTTCCAACTTAACATGTTGCGACTTTAACGTTATACTTTCCGCCGACACATTAAACAAGGACGAAGCTTTTACTCCATTTTCAAACTCCGCAGCAGCCCAAATCTTGACACCATCCGCAGTGGTTAACCATCCCGCGCTTTTGCTTTCAAGATTGGATGTTCTTTTTGCCACAGCTTCAATCTTTTCATTAGTTTGGCTTAGCTGGGTTTCAAACTTTGTTATCATATCCTCGTAGGCATTATCGGTCAATGCCAGCGAATGTATGTATATATCCCCCGTAAACTTCAACTCAAAATCGCCCGTTCCGTCCCATGTGCCGGAATACTCCTTCATTGCATATTCCTCACTCGGTTCAAGACGTTCGGTGAAATGCAGGTTCTGACCGGGAAATCCTATTGTCAGCGTTCCGGCTGTAGCTACCTTATACCGGAAAGAGATAAAGAACTTTCCCGGTTCTTCCCCTTCCTCATAGGTCGGTTTATTGGCTAAATCTGCATTGGACTGTTTAATTCCGGAAGAAAGAATACGAAGCACGTTTCTATCCCCGTCTCTGATAATGGCAGCCATAGCGTCCTTACGGGAATAGAACTCCCCATTCACTAATAAGAACTTTCCGTTCACGGTGAAGAAATGAACATCGTTCTTTGTCTCCCAACCGTTCGTATTGCTTGCAAATGATGCGTTATACAGATAATTATCCTTTGCCTGCACCTCGTCAAGCACTTTGGAGATTTCAGAGTAAATCAAATCTTCCAATATCTTGAACTGGGTCATAATGTTTATTCCCGTTTTCAAGATAAAGTCTCCCATGAACTTGTTGCCTTGCGGACTGATAACCGTCACTTCCTTGCCTGCTAAAGAATAGGAATCTATCCCGGCATACTGGTGGATACTCGGTGCATCATCGCCATACACGGACAAGGTGATTGCGTTCTGACGCTTCTTGTCTGTTCTGTTGCCGAGTTGTACAAGGCTATCGCCTTCCTGCGGTATGTCGCTGTTTGCGTCACAGTCCGTTTTGCTAAGGTCTATATAATCCTCGCCAACACCGACACATAAGCGCCAATAGTAACGGTTGGATACATTCTCATAGACACCCGGTTTGATATTGAACTCCTGGAAACGTATTTGGTCTCCTTCCTTGAACGGGTTTTCAACGGCTGTTTCTTTATCATCAACCAACAGATAGCATCGCCAAAAACCTCCATGTTCTTCTACTTTGCCGCATTTCATTCCGGCAGCGGTGAACATGTAGTTTCCGCCTGCATAAGAGAGCTTCTTTATCTCCAACTCGGAGAACATCGCCTTAATACGCACAAAGAGTTCGTCCACTTCAATATAGGATTTACCCGTCTTGCTGTCTACTTTAATAACAAAGCCTTCACCGAGAGCACCGGAAGAAAAATTCATGGACTGGATGTAGTCTGAAAATAATCCGCCTAAGAACTTTATTAAATAGCTGGTTTGGTCAGGTTTGGTTTTATTCAAAAACAGCTTTTCTCCAAAGGCTTTAATGATTGATTCCACTTGTTGGGTAGTTAATCCTCCACCGCCTTGCCCGCCTACAATTGAGTCTATCTGATTCTGTATCTTTTCTAAAGTTCCTACCGCTTTGTCATTGCGAAGGGTAATATCATACGTTGGGATGAGAGCGTCTCCTTCCTTTATTGTAAGGCTGTCAATAATAATGCTCCCGTTGATGTTTAAGTCTTCATCCTCGAATAACATTAAATCACCTTCCTTTATACTGTCATGCAGTTCCGGGTGACGCGCCATAAATATTTCGTCTACTTTAGGCTCGTAAGTATATCTTACATAATCATTTTTTGCAAGATATTCTTTGGAAGCTGTTAGCAATCTTTGGGAAGCGGCTTTTATATACACATCCGGCATATCAATACCCAAAAGCACAAATTTATCTCCGGCTTTGATAGTAAAATCCTTATATGGGAAATAAAGATTCAGCCCTTCATCATAGACTCTGTTGCATGTCAAGACCCACATGTCACCTTGTTTTACGGGCTTGTCTGCATCTCCAAGTATTTCAAATTCACGCCCACCACACATTCCGCTTTTCATGGATATGGTGGCGGTTTCCCCTGTTAGATAATCGTTTATGTCAAATCCAATGTCTTTGAGATATATTTTGAACGGTGGGATGGTTTCCCCTTCTTCAAAGTAACCATCATCCGCGATTGGCGTATTATCCTTATTCACTGAATCGGAAGCGATTTCATCCAACGCTCCGGTAGCATTTACGATTATTCCCGCGTCTTTCAACTGCTGTGCTGTCATTCCTTCCATAGACGGATATATTTCCGGTAAAGAAGTATCGCTCCCGTCAAAGAAAACCGAACCTTCCCGAACTCCGATAATATCTATGTTTTTACTATCAAGGTATGGGTCAAGTGTCTTTTCCGGAAAATCAGGAAGCATCAAGTTTTTAACAGCCATATTATTGGGTACTAATGCTCCAGAAGGTCTTTTGTACTTTCTCGGAACATTGTCCGTCTCAATACCTTTTTCTATCCGCATCTTTGCGCCTATGCGGACGTTGTCCTTGTCGGCTTCACTATTCAACAAAACGTAGCATTTCCCAAGAAAGCTGCCTCTTCTCATTTTATAGGGACTCCCATTGATTGTCACATCATACAATGCTGTGTCGGATAGGAATTTCATGTAAAAAGGAAGCGTCACAACAGCACCGCCTATCAAATGTGTATTAGGGTCATATCCGTAAGATACATCCTCTATGGGAGCTTCGATAATAGGACTACCATATGTTGTATAATAGTTGTACGGTAAGTTTTTGGTACCACCATATGCTCTTAGGCGGGTAATTATCTTCTGTGACGAGTCCGCGGTTTTTTGTATGGAGTACAGCCCTTTTCCCTTTCCATACCCGAACATGTTTCCTACTGCAATTCCGGCAGTGCCTATTGTTATCGTTCGTCCTCTTATGATAAAATTTGCCTTAAACTCGCTATTTACCAAAGCGAGTGCGTCCCAAACGTTTATACTGCTTATTGATATGGATTTGTTAGCCTCATTAACATATTCGGGATGCACCGTAACCGTCCATTTTTGCTCTCCTTTATAGATACGGTCAAGGTTCACCTGTATTCTTTCTGCGAGAGCATTTATGCTTTCAGCGTAAAAACTGAATGTAGGTAGGGAAGAGTAGTGAATTAAGTTATCCTCTTTTACATAGTCCAGGAATTCGCATCTTGTCAGTTCATCTGCAAGAGAGTTGAAAACTACGTTCTCATATTTGAAAGCCTCTCCGTATGTATTTTTGGAGGCTTGCTTCAATTCAGTAGGGTCGTAGTTTATTTCAAATCTTTCTCCGCGATATATCAGATAGTCCCCGACTGTAAAATCAATCGGAGTGGGGGACGTAACGGTAATGTTAACGGAACAAGCTCCCATGAACTCTCCGTTATACTCTAACTTGTTAGCGACACATCGTTGCATCCGCCCGTCTTTGCTGTATATTATAAACCGTCCCATTATGCCGTAAGAATAATTTGTGTTTTGGGGTCGGTTACCCGAAATGTAATGTTGAAAGTTACGACATCCCCCTCATCCGTCTTGCGGACAAAAAGGTCGGGTTTTATAGATTTAAAATAAACCCCCTGCCTGCCTATTTGGGTATAGGTGTCATAAACCTTTAATTCTGTTCCGTAACCGTCTTTCCCTATCAGATAGTCCAGGAAGGCGACAATTTTTTCATTGGCTGTTCCCATATCACCTTTATAGGCGAACTCTACTTCTATATCATAGGCTTGTACGTAGAGTTCTTCGGGGAAAAAGGTGTCTTCTCCGTCTTGGTCTATCCAGTCCCTTTTGGGCAAATCCTTAATATCTCCATATCCAGTAAAAGGGAAGTCCTTGCACACAATCCCCCATTGGGATTTGGTGTCAATAACAGGACTCCCCAGCTTACTTTTCTGAAAATAGATACTGTAAGGCTTTGCCATGTGTTATTTTGAGTTTGTGTTGTAAAAACAAAAAGAGCCAATCAACGGCATGCCCGTTAATCAGCTCTTTGGCTTGTTATATCAATACTGCAAATATATGGTGTATTTTCTAAATAATCAAGTAAAATGTTAGAAAATTGATATAGTCATCCGGCTTACATTATATTTGCAATGAATACTACCTTTCGGGTGACACGATTTTCATGTAGGGGTTCTTTACCCGCTTCTCCTTGAGCTTCCTTTCAAGTTTTTCCATCCTTTCGTACATCAGTTCAATATCTTCGGATAAGTGCAATAATTGAAGTTTGAGGAGCTTGTTCTCTTTCTGCAAGTTATATATCTTTTCTTCCATGATGAATATTTGTTTTAGTCGTTATTCCTGCCATCTGCCCGCCAGCCGTATTACTGGCGGGGTATCATAACGTGAACGTTGGTCGAACCTCAACGTGCATCTATGCTAACATGTGGCAATATTTCCTTATTAAGGCTTCTAAGGTCGAAATCTGACTTAGAGGCGCTTGGGTTGTATTTTGATATAGACATAGAGGCAAGAAGCGCCATTATTTCCAGCTTCTCCTGCTGTATATCGAGTATTACTTCATCCAGTATTTCTTAATTCTTCCATTTTCGTTTTGGATATAGTTGTGGCTGTCGGGCATTGGAACCGACTGCCGGATGATTAAAATAGCGTGATTAGTATTTTTTCATGCAGCTAACGAATAAGGCTATGATAGATATAAGGACGCCTACAATGGCAAGTATTAAATTCCAATTGATAGGATTGTGCAAGTTGGGGTTAACGGCAAGATAGTGCTTGCCCTCTTCGGTGAGTTTGGCACTCCATACATAACCGCCAATTACATAATTGGCTTTCACCAATCCTTTCCTCTCAATGGAACGAATGGAAGCAGTAAATACATGCTCCGGGTATGTTGCTGGGCATTTTCCGCCAAACTCTGCAACAATCCGAAATGCTTGTTTCTCTTCCTTTGATAACCTTATCCGTTCCATAACCTACTCGTTTTCTGCAAATTTACTAAATACTACGCAAAAACATGTTATGCAGCAGGGTCTATTTCACCCTTAATCTGCTTGATAGCTCTCCTCACATTCCACTCATTCTCGTACAAGGCGATGATGAAGCGTCTGCCCCTTTCAGTCCATACGGTATAGGCGCTGGTTCCTATCGAACCGTCCGAACGTGTATAGGTCTGGGTACGGGTAGAGTGCAATCCCCATGTGGAGTAGGGGGAGTGGAGCAGCCATTGCCCCGATTGGTGATAGATTACGTTTGCTTCTTTCAGCTTCTTGTGCAGCTTCTCTGCATCCATGCCGATTTGCTTGGCTATTTGCGTGCTCGTTAGAGTATTCACGCTTTGCAGGTGTGTGTTGTAGTAGTTGACTTTCGGAGCAGCCTCCTTGATTTCCTTGTCTTGCAGTTCGATGGTGGCTTGCTGTTGCTCCGTTTGGGTTTCAAGCTGCTTTAACCGCTCCTCTCTTTTGGCAAGGGTGGCTTGTGCGATGGTTAGAGCACGTGCCATGATTTCTTCGGGAGTGTCGTTTGGGGTGGTGGAGATGTAGCCGCCGGTAGTTCGTACTTCGTGAAGGATTTGTTTTACTCCTTTCTTGAATTGCTTGGCGATTGGCTTGCGGGATTGAAATAAGACCTCATACAAACCGTCCTCTGTTAACAGCCAAACTTCTTGATTTCCACCAGGGGTCGTAATAATGTTACGAACCTTTTCGTCTCTATCTACAAGGTTGGTTAGCTTACTTGAATTACTTACAGAGTATTCTATTATATCTGCAATTTCTTTGGTTAAGAACAATGGATTTTCTGCCGTTCCATATACGGTGAATTGGTGTCCGAGCAATTCGGTTTGTTTTAGGACTTGGATAGAATTTGTTGCCATTTGAAGGATATTTTGGCATTTAGGCAAGAAAAACGGCTGCCCTTTCCCGTTATCCTTCACCTCATAGGCAGTGGGTACATTAATACTCCACACGGGGGTAGCAGCCGCTATGTATAAATAAGTATCGTCAAGGCATAAAAAATGCCTGCAATATGTATGGCAGGCTTCCGCTTGCCTATGAGTTTGAAGGATTCTGCAAAGATATACATAATCTTTAAAAGCGCAAACTTCTTATAAGAAAATCAATTACTTTCGTTTATTTTCTAAGTTTTTGTGCGAATATATAGAAAATAAACCATATATCCAAAAGGGGGAGCGTAGTAATATCCAAATATGCTTTATAACATATAACAAAAAAGGTGAAAAAACTGTATATAATATATTGCTCTCCAATACAAAGTTGTTAACTTTGCCGCACATTAATTAACTAAATACATGCTTTATGAGTAATAAAATATTTTTTCTACTTTCTCTATTTTGTGTTCTTATATCCTCCTGTGAGAATGAAGATGATATGGTAACATCTATACTTTTAGACAAGTCGGATATGACTTTGAAGCCCGGAGAAACTTATCAATTTACGGTAAAAGGCTCTCCTTCTAAAGCGAAGTTGCCTAAAATTAATTGGGGGATATATCCTGTAAATGCAAACAATCATTTGGCAAAAATAGATTCACACGGGAAACTAACAGCTTTGAAGCCAGGGAACTTTACAGTAAATGCCTGGATTGGAGATGATGATATAACGGATTTGTTATATATTGATAATGCAGTAATAAAGGCTGTGTGTAATGTGACGGTTGAGCCTATAGAAGCTACTGGCATATCTATAGATAAGAAAGAGATTGTGTTTAATGGCGAACAAAGTTTGATTTTGGATGCTTCTATTGAACCTCAGGATGCTACGAAGAAACTGGTCTTTTGGGAAATAGATAATTCGGAAATTGCAAGTTTAGAATCGGGTAAAGACAATTCGGTTATTGTAACAGCACTAAAGGCAGGAGAAGCTACAATTACAGCACGTGCAGGGTTTGAATCTTCTATAACTTCAACATGCAAAGTGAAGGTTAATCCTGTTGTAGCACAAGGTTTTTCCTTGAAAGAAAATGAAAAAAATGTAAGGGTGGGAGATGTTTTTACTATAGAATCAATAATCACTCCTGCATATGCAACAAAAGAAAACATAGCATGGGAGATTTCTGACGTAAATATTGCAAAGATTAATGAAGACAACAGTATATCTGCCATGTCTCCTGGGAAATGTATAGTTAAGGCTATTTTGGGAAATACAGGGTTAGAGGCTACTTGTGAGCTGACAGTAGAACCCATTTTATTGGAATCTATAAGTTTTGATAACCTTACATATAAAATTGAAGTTGGAGGACAAAAACAGCTAAATGTTGTGTTTACACCAGAAAACGCAACTAATAAGAATGTGATATGGACTTCATCCGACCCTGTGATTGCTCCGGTTGATGAAAATGGAGTGGTTTTAGGGAATACATCAGGAAGAGTACAAGTTACGGCAACGTCAGAAGATGGCGGACATGTGGCAAACTGTACTGTTTATATTGTGTCATTAGGAGGTATGATGGATGTTTATTTCCCTACATCTTCTTTGATTATTAATTCGGGATATTATACGGGCGTTATGTCATGTGCTATAAAGAACAATAGCTCAAAGACTATAAAACTTACTAAGTTTAAAGTTTTTTCTACTGGAAGCGGTAGTGCTCCTATTGAGATTACTGATGAGGCGAAATTAGGATATTTATCTTCTGGAGAAACAAGAATTTTACAGTTTAGATTATCACATGTTTATGAGCCAGGATTTAAGTGGGAGTTTGAATGTGATGGTCATTATTTTTCTGCTTATGGAAGTTATAAACAGTAATTTTTAATGTTAAGTAATCATTAAGTTAAGCGGAGTTTCTCCGCTTTTCTTGTTTTGTGGCATATCGCTTGTTCTACCGATTATGGTAATATTGCCACAATATTATAAATATGAGAAAGCATGGGAAAAAGTCAAAAGACATCCAAGCACTACGCAGGCCGAACATCGTCAGAGAAAGAAATAGGCAGCATCGCTAAAATCTTTTTCGTAAGAAACTCAATTAAGTAGGAATAAGCTTCGTCACTATCACTGGTTAAGTTTATTCCTGCTTTTTCCAATGTAAAGTTGGCGATGTGAAATATCTCGTGCGCTAATATTGACAACCCTTTTATATCTTTCGGCAAATTTGGCATATACAAAATCATTTGTCCGCCAGGCAATAAAAAACTTTTTCCCTTTTCTTCTCCACTAATCATAGAAACGATTTCAGAAGACTTCTCGCACCCGAATATCTTTGATAGTCTTGCCTTCAAGTGCTTTTTTTCTCCAAAATGAACCATTACATCCCGGTCATAAATGTCTATGCTTATTATCTTATTCATAACGAATATGATGTTTGTGCTTTATATATAATAATGCAAATATAACTAAAAATAATCAAGATGCTGTTCTTCGGCATATGAATTATAATTAATCGTATTTGTTAAAAAGCTGATTTATCGGATATTTATTTGTTTATTTGTTTGTTCTTTCGTTCGTTCTTTCTATATTTGTGCATTAATATAATACAAATGGGTAATTGGAGCGAAAGACAAGAAGTAAAGAAAGAGGGCAAGGAAAAGGATAAGGTAAGACGTGAAAAACTTGCAGGATATTTCTTTGATTTATCTAAACTAATATTTGCGGCACTTGTTTTAGGAGGTATAACTCCTTTGTTTACCAATGTGACAAACGGAATAAACTGGAGTACTATTACATTAGGAACTATATCTACATATATGTTTGCTAACTTTGCTAATAGGATTTTAAAATGAATATAATATGGATACGCTAACGGCAATATTTTTAATAACGGCTATTGTGAGTGTTACATTAGTTGTTTGGTCTCACACCAAATCGGGCAAGAAATGGCTTGCAAGTTTATAATTGACTGTTATTTAGAGAAAATAATAAAGCCAGATTTTATGTCTGGCTTTTTCTTTGCATGACATCCCCATCGGCTTCCACAATACAATCTTCTCCATGAATGTAAACATATACCGATGCTATATTCTTTTGGATAACATTTACTTTTGCACGGTCGTACACGTTAATGAATACCTTGCAATACTGCGAACAGTCAATGGTTACTTCGCTGTCATGGCGCACGTAAATATCACATACAGAAAAGCCATCAAATAGGAGAGTACCTTTACAATTTCCGTTCAAAACAGAAATTTGTGACATGTTGCGTTTCTGCACATCTTCATCCACAAAAATATTATTCTTGTGGAGAAGGTCTTTGTCGAAGTGTTCTTTTATGAAAGTGTTGGTGGGGTAATTGTGCTTAATGGCAAAATCAATCCCATGCAAATACTTATCAATCAATTCTTGTTGGTCGGGAGTTCCCCATGCTTGTTGCCACGGCTGGCATAAACCAAGTGTGATTGCTTGGTTTAGTAATGTTCTGCTTAAATCCTTTTCGTCCATAATATCTTATATTATAATTTTTCTACTACCTCTGTCTATCACTATATTTAGCATATCTCTAACTTCTTGTACTAAAGCAACGTTTGCTTCGGTATTTTGGGCACTTCTTAACGTATTATTGGCTATTGCCCTCAATTGAGTAAGTTGCTGTTCAGCTAAAACATTATATTTTGGGAGTATCTCGTTTCCCCACTTTTCAAGCAAGGCGCGTTTTACACTTACATCTGCACGAATACCGTTTATGTAAGAAGCTAAAATATTGGCGGTGTCCTCTGTTATACTTTCTTGTATTCCTTTAGACAAGCTGGAGCTATTTTCTTCGCTTTCTTTTAAGCTTACCCCATACTTTTTCTTCATGTATGCGTCTACTTCGTCAAGTGCACTATAGTAAGCGTCTGTTTTCTTGTCAAGACTCATTAAATAATCAGCTATGCCTTTTACCTCTTTGCTGTCAAGAGAGAAATCCTTTCCGAAATAACCACTTTTGCCATCTTCACCAAAAAGCATTGTTTGTAGTTGTTTCATCGCTGGCTCTAATACGCCAATTTTAAGTACGGAGTTCATAACGCTTCCCATGATGTCAGCAACCTTGTCCTTAAAAGCCTCTGCCCCGTTTTCGCCTTTTTGCCAAGCTTCATATAAGGCATCCCCAAGTTCTGATGCCCATCCTTTTAAGTCTATTCCGTATAGCGTTTCTGCTGTTTCCTCTGCAAAATCCTTGACTTGTTGTTGCATTTCTGTAATTTGGGCTTCATAGTCGGCAACCTTGCTTTGGTCTACGTCTTTTTTGTCAAGTTCAGCCTGCTTTTGTTTTTCCAACTCAGAGATTTGTTCTTCCATCAACGCCCGCTGATAACCGTACGCTCCCCCTTCATCGTATGCGGAAACCCGTTTATTGAGTTTTTCTGCCTCCTTAGAATACCGGGATAAGGCAATCTCGTCAAAAATATTTAACTTCTTCTTTTTTCGTATTGCTTCGATTTGGCTGTTTAACTGGATAAGTTCGCTTCTGTCTTTTTCAGCATCGACCAGCTTCATCTCGGTTCCACTTCCTAAGAAATGTTCTAATCCCCTTTCTATTGCATCATATACGTTTTGCAGTTCCTGGGCACGTAATTTACTCTTTTCAATAGCCTTATCGAGTTTTTTGTCATGGGCTTTGGCTATGCTTCCTATTATTCCGGCAATACCGCTGACTATACCCGTAGCCCCTTGCATGATAGCCATCGGATTGCCGGAAGATATACCAGCGAAAAGGGTAGCTCCGCTTTGAGCTGTATTCAATAATCCACCCGCAACTTCTTGTACAGTGCTTAGAGTGTCTCCCATACTGTCATTCCCTAAGGCGTCAAATGCTGACCCTAAATCTCCCAAAGTGCCGATAAGAAGATTAGCCATGTCGACAATATCTCCAAAGCCTACTTGAACTTTGTCGGAAGCCTCATTTTGTTCGTCCTGCGCATCAGTGACTTCCTTTTCCGCATCGGCTAATGTTTTTAATTTAGGAGTTAATTTATCGACGACTTTAGTCTGATAAGATAAGCCGCTATCCGTTTTCTTGGTTTCTGTATGGCTCGTTTCAGAAACACCGGTAGTAACTTCACCGCCATCCTGGATAAACCCAAGTTCTTTTTGAGCCTTTTTCAGTTTTTCAGTGGCTTCCGCATACTCTTTTATTCCGTCTGATAATGTCTTGAAAGGGTTTCTGCTTTCACTTTCGTCACGTAGCTTTTTTAATACATTGACAAGCTCTTTAAACTCGTTGACTTTTAGACTTTGCCCGGTCGTATTTTTAAACTCTTCCAGGTTCTTGATTAGCCTGCTAAGAGTTGCAGAAGAAAGTCTGTCAAGGTCGTCAAAGGTCTTAGCCCAGTCTTCCGAACTCTTGAATTGTTCAAATTTGGTAGATGCAGCATCTTCGCTCGCTTTCTTTTTCCTTTGTGCTATAAGTCTGTCGGTCGCTTCTTCGCCTAATTGACCTCTTTGGCTTTCAATATCTGCCAAGTCTTTTTGAAGATTACGTTCAATATCCTTTATCCTTTGGGCATAATCTTTATAATCCTTAATCATGCCTAAAAGGTTTTCAAGGCTTTCTGAACGCATTTTCTTACTTTCCTCGTTGATTGATTGGTATAGTTTCAGAATTACTCCTTCTCCAAACTGCTTCTTTACATCATCCTCTTTCATGGCAAGGACATCTGTAACGGAGAATTTACTTCCTGTATTTTCAAGCGCTTTGGAAAGTTGGTTGCGCAAATCATCTACTACACTTTTGAATGAGACCTCTCCGCCGAAAGCGATGTTCATGGAAAGAGATTTGTTGCCGGAAGCATTGAATAGCTTCTTATATAAATCCCACTTTTCTCCGGTTTGGGAAACGTACTTCTCTATCTCCTTTAAGGCATTATCTACTTCTTTCTTCGCACTGTCAATTCCCGCCTTGTCAATCTTGACACCAAGAGAAATGTATAAATCTTCCTGCTTCTCTTTGCTTCGGTCTAACTGCCCTTGAATGTATTTGTAAGCCTTGCTTGGGTCTTTTAAGTCCAAATTGACCCCGTTCTTATCAAAGATAGGGGCAAATTCAGAAATGCCCTTCACCCTTTGGGATGCGACTTCTTCTCCTTCTATCTTTCTCCATTTCTCATAGCTGGAAACGGCTTTATCTATGAGGTCGGTACGGGCTTCCCATTGTTCGGCAATAGGGTCTTTCGTGTTTTGGGTCTCTTTGGTTACACGCCCGAATGTTTTTAGTATTTCATCTGTAGCATTCTTTAACAGCTTGGCTTTATCTATACTTTTACGAGTTTCTTCATTCCATTCGCCCTCTTTTTTAGTCCATTCGCTAAGAGTAGAGGACGCATCCTCATTAGCACCGATTATATTTTCTATGTATTTTTGCAGACCACCTTCTGCATCAGGCTTTAGCCTTTCTATACCGAATTTTTCATACAATTCGGTCGCTTTCTTGAACCAGGCAGAATTCTTGTCATCTTTCTTTATCTTGTAAGTTGAATAATTTTCTAATGCGTCATTCAGTGTTTTTTGAGCTTGCGATAAAACCTCTTCTTGTTTTTTTATATCTTCATCTAAGGACTCTATGACATTCTCATACCCGTCCAGTGATTGATAATATTCTCTGCTAGATTTCAATCTGTTAAGTTCTCTTTGAGCTTCATTTCTATTATTGGTCGCGCCGATTACAAGCCCTGCGCTTTTGACTTTTTCTCTTTCTTTTGATGCAGATAACACTTTTTGGATGGCTTGATATTCCCCTTCTAAAAGAAATTGTTCAAATTTCATATTCTCAAAGAGAGAGGGATATATTTTTTGAAGGTTTAGATATGCCCTTCTTTGAGCATCAATCCCGTTTGTTTTATCGAATATTCGAGAAATATATCCTTTAGCCTTACTTTCCTCTTCTTTAATCTTCTCTATGTTTTTTGAGAACTCAATATTTAGTTTTTTTGTTTTTTCAGCAACTGTTTCAACTTTTTCTTGGAATACAGTCAATGTTGTAACTATAGCGCCTAATGTGGTTATCCAAAATACCCACGGATTGACTTTCATTGCTGAGTTAAGTGCCCATTGTGCTACTGCGGCTGCTTTGGTGACTTTGACTCCTTTGTTTAACCATGTATAATACGCTTGCATTTGACTGATTGCAAAAGAAGACTTTTGTGCTACATTTACAGCTATCACAGCCGTTTTATAAGAGCCATAAATTCCTACAAGTATACCAAGTATATCTGCGACAGCCTCCCAATGTTTCATTAAATCAGTAAGCAGCTCTAAACTATCTGAAAGTACACCGCTATTGCCTTCCGCAATGTCAGCCATCATAACATCCCATGCGTCCTGCAAGTTGCTCCATTTGCCAGCAAGGCTTTCTGCAAGAGCTTCCTGCATGTTGTAGAATTTGCCGCCTTCATCGGTCAGCTCCCAAAGAACATCTTTCACCATGCCGAAGCTGACCTCTTTCCGGCTGATTTTATCGAATACGTCTCCGGCGGAAGTTACCACTCCCGTAAGCTTAGTAAACCGTTTCGCCAACTCGTCCACCAACGGAATACCAGCCTCGGTAAACTGCCTCAATTCCTGCCCACGGAGAAAAGCTGCACTGCGCACCTGCCCGTACGCCAATATGATACGTCCCATATCGACACCCACACCTGCGGAAATGTCGGCAAGTCGTTTGGTCGTATCGTAAAGCTCTTCATACGGAATGCTGTATGCGGAAAGTTGCTTGGTGTATGAAGCCAGTTCTTTAAACTGAAACGGAGAGACAACCGCTAAATCCTTAATGCGGTTGAATATGGTTTCCGCCTTCATACTATCTCCAAGAATGGAGGTAAGGGCAATGTGTTGTTTCTGAAACTCTCCGCCAATAGTATATAATCCCCTTACAAAACGCTCTAAGGTGTATATGGAATACACATTGGCGATTTGATTTTTCAATTCCCTGGCTATCCGTGATTGAGAAGATAGAGCCGTGTTTTCCTTTGTCATGGCGGCATTGTGTGTGCCGGAAGCTCTTGCAGCCTGCATCCGAGCATTGGTGAGTCTTTGTTCGGCGAGCGCTGCCCTTTCTGCCATTTTTGCCTGAATATCAAGAATGCGTTGCTGTCTTACATCGCTCGCTGTTGTGTTATATTTATATCCAGCTTTTTGTAATGCCTGTTTGACGGCATCACTGACTTTAGCCTTATCTACGACTATGTTTATTTTGTATTTTTTCTTATTTACAGCACTGGATATACTATCTCTAAGAGAAGCATCGTCTATTTTCAGTTTTGCTTTAACTTCGGAGGGAATGTTAATTTTATTGACCCCTACATTGACTTTGAATATCTTACTTTTAAGTGCATTATCTATCGACTCTCTAATAATTTGTCTGTCTACCTTAACTCCCAATTTAGTGTTAAGTTTGACTTGCTTTTCAACGAGTTTCTTTTTTATCTGTTCATAATCCTGCTCCGTGCAGTCTTTCAAGTGAACGCTAAAATTGAGTGAACCTAAGTCTGCCATGTTAATTATTGTTTTGCGCCTTTTTGATAGCGTTAATGCCGTTTACCATAAAATCATTGAGGGAAATTCTTTGTCCTTTCATTTCCTGCTCTTTTCTCTTTTCTTCCCACTTCCTTTTTAAATCTTCCATTTCTTTGGCTGTGTGCGTTTTTTGTTCTGTGTCTGCTTTGTCATACACTACAATCGGGGCGTCACACATAAAAAGTTCATATTGGGCGCATGTCAATACCCAGTCCATATGCCAGTTGGGGATATTAACCATGCCCCAAAGAAGAATTAACGGTCGTGTCAGTTCCGGATGTTTTTCTCCGTTTGCAAATGCTGCTCCTGCCGAAGTTCTTGAAGGATACGTTCTGCTTCCTTTCTCGTCATCGTCATTATCGTGTCTCTCATTCCGGTCAGTAATGTGAAAGCATTCAAGTATTCCAGTCTCTGAGATTCCACTTTTTTTTTACCTATAAAAAGTATTCCGTACAATTCGTCATCTGTGTATTTTTTCCATAGCATACGCCAGTATATCCAATGGAAAAGTCTTATCTTCCACCAATTATTCAGAATAATGAGAGAGGCACATTTGGCAGTAACTTCATCCTCGCTTTTGCAGGAATGCAAGACATGGGTTAACTTTCGTATTGTTCCACGGTGCAGCCATTTTATACCGAACTTTTTTCCTCTTATCGTAATATAATCTATGCTGTTCTCCAGCACGTCGTCAAGCGTTTTCTGCTCTGCTGTGGTAGGTTGGTTTATTGTTTTATCGTTCATGCTGTGTTATTGTGATGTGTGAAAAAGGAGAAGGCGGCGGCAATAACGCACACCGCCATATTTTTAAATCAAAGAACCGTCCTGGGTAACTTCCACCGCACTGAACTCATTGGCGGTGAATACGCTGACTGTAGCAGTTCTTTTTGCTCCGCTATTCTCGTCGACTTTGACCGTCACCACTTTCCCACTAACCGAGGTTTTGCACCATGTTTCCGTTGATGAAGCAGAGACAGAGCTTTCCTTGGTTGTTGCGGTAATGGTTTTCCCTGTATTATCTGCCGCGCTGGTAAAAGACAGGGAAGCTGGAGCTACGGTCAGTCGGCTTTTTTTGTCAAGAAAGCGATATTATCTTCGGAAGAGGAGTCGGACGAAGCGCCATCTTCAAGTTCAATAGTTCCGCTGAGCGCAAAAGCAAATGGGGTAGTGGACGCATTCTCAAACAAGGGGCGTGCGTATACGGCCATTCTTTTTACAAGCAGACATTTTTCTCCGTCGTCACTTATAAGCGCAAATCCTACGTTCAGCTTCTTGCTGTTTAGCACAGTAGAGAATCCCTTGAATTGCTGGTTGTTGATAGTCGCTTGCGCTATTTCAGTGGTTTTCCCAAGAAAATATTCTACCAATTCCTTGCTTACACTTGGAACGGTAGCAGCGAAAGTAATATCTCCTGCTGTACTGGTGACAGCCCAATCCGCTTGCAGACCGTGCACCTTTGTACGGTTTAATGTCGGTTCTGCTTGGGACAAGGAAAGGGTATCTACGGTAACGGGCAAATCAAAATCCGGAGTTACCGTGGCAAAATTTGCAATGCCACCCTTTACCAACATAATGGATGAAAGACCGCTAAATACATCTTTCAATTCCTGCTTTGTTTTCATTGCCATAATAAATAGTTTTAATCGTTTTATTTTATGTTTATTTTATCACAAGGTCAGTCCTTATCAATGTTGCGCTGAACCCTAATCCGTCATTTCCTTTCAAGGTCAATTTGGGGTTTGAGGCACTTATGAAATTGTCGCTGATAGGGAATAGGGAAAGAATATCTCCTACAATAGTGTCCATTTGTTCCAAGTCTTCCGCACTTCCCTTTTTCTGTCTGACATACACTTCAATGGTGCAATAGGTACGGATATTTCCAAATCCGCTGCCATAGGTCATGGAAGACAACAAGCCGGGCAATGACACCACAATGAAATTATCCATTTGCTTAGGCACAGCAGCGGGACGGTCATTTGTGAACACATTCTCACTTACCGTCTTTGCTGCGTCAAACAATGATTTAAGCGCGTCTTTGTATTTAAAATCCTGTTCGTACCCCATATCATTTCATTGGTTTAAAGGTCATTTTAGCAATGCTTTCCGCGTAATCAAATGTATCTGACAGTACATTTAACCCCTTCTTTGACTCCAAGTAGTTAGAATATTCCGTACCTGTACACATCACTAATCCTATGCCATCATTTGGAGTTTTATATGCTTTGAGGAAATTTACAGAAGTGGTTAAACCGTACTCCCCGTTGGTGCCAATCAAGTTGTATTTTTTTATGGGAATAAACTTACCACTTTCATAACTTTGGACCATTATCACGCCAATACCGTCTCCTCTGCTAAGCTTGGGGCGGGTAGGATTTTTTAATCCTTGTGTCACAACGGCGGTAATTATACGAGATAATTTACCTCTATAATAAATTCCAACAGCTAATGAAGTTAGAGTATTTCCGGTTACATTATGGTACTTGGCTGATACTACTCCGTCTTGCAGAAGTCTGATTCCGATTTCTGTTATTCTATCCAGCAAATATTCATCAATGATATTTCTCATCTTTTTTTTGCCTTCTTCCAAGACTTTAGCATTATCTCCCATTTCCCTAATTCTTAGCCAGATTGAAATACAGCGTTGTTCCCATTTCCGTAGGGTAACAATCCGTTACTACACATGATTCAAAACTTTCTCCGTAATCGGTAACATCCACAAGGTCTCCCGCAATGATACCCTTCACAAGTCCAGGAATGTCTATTGCATAATCACTCTTTATGACATTACTTTTTGTAAATGTCCTAAGGCTTGTGCTTCCGTACTTGTTGCATTTCCCTACATACAATACGGTCTCGTTTCCTTCGTCAAAAGATGTTTCTCCGGAAATACGATACACTTTGCATGTATGCGGAAAACGTGGATTATTTACTTTCATAGCGGATACCTTTTATTCATGTTCATACCCAAGTTGACAATTCTGACAGATGATTTACGGACGTTCTCTCCATACAATGCGTATATGTCATTTGCCATTTGCCGAAGGTTACGTTTGTCATAGGCAGAGCTTTGTGTACCACCCTCCTTGTGCTTCCATACACCATTGGCATCCTCTACGCTTCCAGTTACGCTCGGTGTACTTGCGCACCACATATAAAGGTCTGCCCGGCACAAGTCTTTCTGGCGTTTTTCCAACGTGCTGACATCCGTCCCCGGTGCAATTCCCCTGTCAATCAGTATGGTGGAAATAGCACTGTCCGTAACTTCAAAACCGACACAACCACGGAGATATTCCTCTATGGTAGTGCCAGTATTTGTATTTTGAGAATCCTTCATGGTTATTTACCTTTAATGTTCAAGTAGTAGAACCAGCGAACCTTATTAGGAACAACCAATCCGGTCACTTCTGATTTGATTACCTGCGTCATGGTTTCATCATTGAATACCTGACGTATCAGAGTGCGGCCGCCGTCATACAATGCCGTACGGGCACCCGGTGTTTCCATGAAAATAGGACGTCCACATTGTACATCACCCAGGTCTTCATTTGGAACATATGCCAATACTCCCTCTTCAAAGCTTTGCAAATTCTTGTATTGTATAGCTTTGGAAGATTTGTCATATTTCTCCACTACGGATATTGAATCGACAATTCTGATTTCAGCACCGATACGCGTTTCAATGAAAGTTTTGATTGTTTCATCGGGGACAAGATTAGCAAATGCCAACTGCATGCCTTTATCGGAAATATCCGGGCGTGTCGCAACTGTGTACATTTGGCGGAAATACGGAAGGTTAATCAAATCCTCAAAGGTCGTCTTGGAGCATTCCCAGTGACCGGCAGGGGCAAAATCCTTTTCTTGGGAATCGCGTCTTACCTGCCTCATGACTTTTATCGGGTCTATTGTAGTACCCAAAGCTTCTTCCTGCACCGCTTCGCTTTTCGGCTTCTTATACCAGATAGAATCCTTGATATTCTTTTTAGGCACACCGAAATCTATAGTCAATGCAATGCCAAGCGGGTTGTTAGCTGCGTCAATGATTAGCTTACCTTTGTTGGATACAACTTGATTTCGTTGGTATAGGAATGTATTGTAGTTACCACCAAGTAAGCTGTCCACTCCATTAAACAGAAGCTCCATTATTGTAGACTCAATTTCCGGAGTGGTACTGCCGATGGCATCCATCAGCATCATTTTTTCTCTTAGGATTTTGCGGCTCAGTACAATCTCATGCTTGAAGGTTGGCAATCCACCCATTTGCAGGGACATTCCGTCTGTAGATTTGGTTGCGCCATCACTGTCAATATCCACATAGGTAGCCAGCGTGTATGCACGGACTGTTGCTTCTATCTGCTCATATGTGGGATTCAGAGGAATATTAGGATTTAACGGGAACCCCATTTGGGAGAACGTTTGTTCCGCATTGTATTTTTCGGCAAACATGTCATTAATCCATGCTTCCAGCGGTTTATTCCCTGTATATCCCAATGCTGCAAGACCTTTTCCTACAATGTCGTAAAATTCTTTGTTTCTTGTGTACATATTATTCTCCTTTCTTTATTCGTCAGATTCACGCACAAATTCAATCATAGGCAGCTGTGCTTCTACCGATTTGGGAATGCCGCCACCGAACACCCTGTCTGCGTAAATTCTGCCTGCGCGCACAACAGCGCATGTTGCAAGGATACAGCCTTCGGGGATACATACGTCTTCAAATACAAGACCGTTGACATCGGTTAGCTTTCCGCCGGCGGGAGCTCCTTTGACGGTTTCCTCAATATCTCCCGTTACTCCGGTATTTCCTGGAATAAACATGTATGCGTAAAGTTGCGCAGCGGTTTTTTGTGTGAAAGTCACAGTAGCCCCACTACGTTTTACATCCCATTCTGCAAAAGAAGATTTTGCTCCTTCGATTTTGGTAGCTACCAGTTCTGGGGTACTTTCTGATGCGCTTGTTACGGCAACCGAATAGCTTTTTTCGCCTAACACAATAGACAAATCCCCGTTTCCGGATGCCTTTTTAGTGATAGTAAGCGTCACTACTGCCTTTACACCAGTCACTCCATCTGCTGTAATTACCTCTACCTGTTTGCCTGCTCCATTGAATTTTACCATTGTGCCGGCATGTATAATATCACCAGGCTTTAATCCCATTCCGGCGACATCAATCATACCACCACCCTGATATAATTCTCTTACTCTTGACCAAACAGGAAAATTTCCGCCAAATCCCGACTGGGATTGACTGATAGTGTTGAAAGTTCCTAATTGTCTCATTCTTTGTCTGTTTTAATGTGTTTATTGTTTTCGAGGAAGTTTTCCTTGCGCTCTTAGCCGGTCTTTGAATGCTTCACGGCGGCTTTTTGCCTGTTCTTCTCCGGTTTCTGCATATTGGTTGATACTTGGGGAAGCGCCATTCCCGAAAATTGCCTTGTATCTTTTTTCATAATTGCGTTTGGCGCAACTGACAATTTCTTCCACTTCCATATCTTTGGTAATTTTCACGTCAGATATGGCGATATTCAGGATTTCATCGTTACAGATATTTTTGCCCCCGTTTTCAATTTGAGATTTCAACAAGTCCATAGACTGGATTTTTAAGTCATGGATTGACGCGGCGTTTTTCTCCGCCTCTCTCTCTTCCTTCAAAAGCAAAATCTCATTTTCCATTTCCTTTAGCTTGTCGGCAAGGACGTTATCTCCTGCTCCTTCTCTTGAGTCAGGAGAACTCTGTTGAGGTTTGTAGTTTTTCTTAAAACTCTCAACTTGGGTTGCGACATCATGGTTGTACTGCCCTTGCATTCCTTGAAGAAAAGATGTCGCCTTGCTATAATAAGCGTCATCAGGCTCCACCCCTTCTGCTACCGGATTCAATTCTATGTACTTCATTAATGTCTGTGACGAAAGACTGGTTTGTCCTAATCTGGTCGTCAGTTCGGATAAGATTTGTTCTTTCTCCATCGTGTTTATTTAGTTTGTGTTATAAAAAAAAAGAGCCTATCAGTGCTTTGTGCGCTAATAAGCTCTTAGGCTTGCATATGTAAAATTGCTATTCTTCTATTCTGACGCTGATAAAATTACGACATCTTCGGCATACAGTCCTAAACAATACGCTACCGTGTATTATTTTCACATCGGTCAACTTTTGCCCGCACACCGGACATGTTACAAAATTTCCTTTTTCGCTGGTCTGTTTTTCATCCAGCTTAGCGTCTATCTTTATCATATCACATGATTTAGTATTGCAAATATATAGTATATTTTCTAAAATACAATGCTTTATGTGTATTTTTATATGAGAAATATTAGAAAATTTATAATAAATCGTATATTTGCATTATATATAACTCATAGAGCTGTGATTCAAGCCGGAGTGTGCGGATTTATACTGCATACGCCGGCTTATTTTTTTTATGGAACACGACAAGATTGTATATACGAAGGGTGGGAATAGTGTGCTTACTTACGCACAAGTGGAAAAATTGCGCGAACAGGAAACTTCACTTAATATAATCGCGCAGAGGGGTTGCCAGGAAAAGTTCTTGGCAACCAATGCGGACATTACCATTTTTGGCGGGAACCGTGGCGGAGGAAAATCGTGGGCATTGCTTATGGAGGTGCTGAAAGATATACAGAACAAGAACAACAACTCCATTATTCTGCGAAATGAGAAAGAAGACCTGTCGGGCGTAATTGAGAAATCATATAAGCTGTTTTCCCAATTCGGGAAATACAACAAATCCCAAAATGACATGACCTGGAATTTTGATTGTGGAGGAAAATTGAAGTTCTCGTATTTCGCCGATTCGTTTAAAGATTTTCAAATCCGGTTTCAGGGAAAGGAATACAATTATATAGGTATAGATGAGATAACTCACATATCCTACGAAAAATTCAAATACCTTATCACTGATAATCGGAATGCTTACGGAATACGAAATCGTTTTTACGGTACATGTAATCCCGACCCAGATTCATGGGTACGTAAGTACATAGACTGGTGGATTGGAGAAAATGGACTCCCGATAGAGGAAAGGGATGGAATAATACGTTATTGCTTCATGGATGGGGATGAAATAAACAATGTATATTGGGGAGATACGCCAGAGGAGGTTTACAGGCAATGCAAGTCATTAATTGATTCTTTATGGAAAGATGAGTATGAGAAATACGGATTCAACAAGCTGACCATGTTTGTCAAATCCGCCACGTTCATCAAAGGGAAGCTGGAAGAAAACGTTGCTCTGATTACGTCCGACCCTAATTATGTCGCCAACCTTGCCCAACAGGGAGAAGAACAGCGTGCCCGCGACCTCGAAGGTAACTGGAACTTCAAAGCCTCCGGCGACGACATTCTTAAGATAGAGCACATGGAACGCTTCTTTAAAAATCCTTCTCAATATGGGGACGGTAAGCGAAGGGTATCATGTGATATTGCGTATGAAGGCGGAGACAATCTTGTTCTATGGTTTTGGATTGGGAACCATATCGAGGACGTATATGTAAGCCGGGATAATTCCAAGCGGACGGAAGAGTGCGTTGCATATAAGTTGCGTGAATGGGGAGTCCTGGAGAAGGACTTTGTTTTTGACTTGAATGGGCCTGGACAGGATTTTAAGGGCAAATTCCCAGATGCTGTCAAGTTCAACAATATGGCAGCTCCTATCCCAACGACAAAAGCTGACGAACAATCTATAAAATATATCTATTCTTCCCTGAAATCACAATGCGCTGATATTCTCGTTAAGAAGATTAAGAATGATGAAATTTCGATTAACCCCGATTTGTTGTCGCGTAAGTTTTCAGGAAACGGATATTCAGATATGACACTTTATAATATCCTGATGAAAGAACGCAAAGCCATCCGGGATGCAGACACAGATAAAGGCTTCTCTTTAATTAAAAAGGAAGTGATGAAAAAGTACGTCGGCCATTCTCCCGACTTTATAGAGGCTATGATTTACAGACAGATTTTTGATATAAGAAAACAACACACTAAACCAAAAGGATTATGGAGAATATAAGTACACGACAGATTATGGTACGCCGTCCGTTTCGGAGAATATTGCCAAATGGATACAAACAAGCAGTAGGGGTTATATCTGGCAGCTTGTCCGTTAATGAGCCTTTAGACAATCCAACATATCAGATAATAACTCAAATGGATTTTTTGAGGGAATTTGAGCCGTCCGGACATGCTATAAATGACCCATTGGTATATCCGGACAGATTAAGACAAGACCCTGAAACAAAAGAGTGGTTTAGAGAGTCCGTTATCAGATGTGCTTTTGCGTTTCAGAGGATTATAACAATCAAACACCTGGTTCATCTTTGTGGAAACGACATTCAATTTGAGTTGGAAGGGGATACCGAAAATGAAAAAGTAAAGGATACATTTTTTAAGTTTCGAACCGGATGGGCTGTAAAGGACATGGAGATAGCATGGTATGAAGCGGCAAAATCCGTAAAGATAACGGGGGACACAGCATTTGTAGGTTATCTCCGAAAAGGAATTTTCTATTGGAAAGTCCTTTCTTTTGAGAAAGGAGATACGTTATATCCCCATTTCGATAATGTTACAGGGGAGCTTACATTGTTTGCCCGTTCCTATTCCGATTTTGACAATAATGGAAATACAGTTACAGACTGGCTTGAAGTTTGGGATGAGAAATATCTCCGTCGCTTTAGAAAAGGGAAAGGGGCGTACAACAAAATAAAGCAAGTGATAAAGAACTTGTTTGGATTAAGCGGATACGAACTCATATCTTCTCAGGAACATGGCTTTACATTTATCCCTGTGGCTTATCACAGAAATGAAGCCGGCGCTTGTTGGTCTCCTTCACAAGACAGCATAGAGCAATATGAACTTGCTTTTTCGCAATTGTCACAAAACAATACAGCTTACGCCTTCCCGATTATGTATTTCAAAGGAGAGGGAGATAGTATTAATATAGAGGGAGGGATTGATGGCACTATAAAGTGTATATCAATGGGACCGGATGATGAAGCCGGTTATCTTAACAAGCAAGATGTTTCCACTGCCTTTACCAAGCAGCTTGATACTTTATACAAGTTAATCTATGAGCAGTCTTTTGCGGTAATTCCACCGGAAGTAAGAAGCGGAGACCTTCCAGGTGTAGCCATAAAGCTGCTTTATTCTCCTGCTTTTGAAAATGCCATGAAGGATGCCCAAGAATATAACCATCTCATTGACGATATGGTAAAGATATTCACTTATGGCTATGGGGTGGAAACCGAAAATCTTATCGACTTGCAAAATTTGAATGTATATGCTTGGATAAAGCCGTATATACATCTGAATGAATCTGAACTTCTACAAAATCTTGCAGTTGCTGTTCAAAACGGGTTCTTGTCCCGACAGACTGCAAATGAGCAAATTCAGATGTATAGCAATCCTCGTGACTGGGATAGGATTATGAAAGAAAAGAAAGAAGAACAGCAGGCTGATATTCTTTATAAATTGAAATCCCAGCAGGTATCCGCCACAGATAATGAAGTTGAACATAATCCGGCAGGAGACGACAAGCTATGAAGCAACCTACAAAAAAACAGATACAGGATGCCAAGGATTTCATAAAATTACGTTTGCAGGCTGAAATATCTATGCAAAGTCATTTGGAGGAGCTTCTTGTACAAGCGGCAAAAGAGATTATAGATATATCATTCAAGTATGATATTCAGCCTGCAATGTTCCGGTTCTCTGCAAATGAGAACTTAAAGCGGGACGTAAGCGAAGTACTCCGTAAGTTGCGTGAGTTAATTTACGATTACACGGAAACTCTTTCTGTATATGACAGAAAGGAGGAAAGAGATGCAATTGTAGATTTTATAAACAGGGAAGACCACGGGAAGACATTATCAGAGCGTATCAGCATTTATTGCAACCGATTTCTGTATGAAGTGGAAGCTGCCATTGCAGCCGGTCTGATAGCCGGAATCGGGAAAGATAAAATAAAGGGTAGTGTAAAGTCTTATCTTAATTCACCTTATACCAATCCTTATTTTAAGCGGGCGGTTTATAATGGCGGGGCTGCTGCCACACGTATTAAAACAGATGGTGTGAGTTATGGGGTAGGGAAGTCTAATTCCGCTTACAACTCGTTAAATACCCTTACCCGCTTCGCCGTAGGTTCTGCATGGATGTTGTTTTGGGGGCTTGAACATAAGGATAAAGGATATACGGGCTTTTATTCGTACCGTGGGAGCAGTTACCCATGCTCTTATTGCGACAGCATGGTTGGCTATCATCCCATATCCGACTATCAGAATCAGTGGCATATAAGATGCTGCTGCTATTTTGTGTTTGTATAATTAAAAATCATATAATATGTTGAGAGGGAAGGAAGAAAAAATAACATTCAGTAAAGGATTGGGTTCTGAATGCAGAAAAGCGGGAATCAGTATAAAAGAGAAGGCTTTTGCCGACCTTTTAGCGTTAGGATGGAAAGACAAGGACGCCTATCTTATTTCCGGTCTTTACAATCCGGTATATAACCTGGAGATAAACAAGAAGAACATGAATATCCTTTTGTCCGACGATAAAGACTTCATGGACTATTTGACCTCTGCAAGCAGAAAGATTAAACGCAGGCAAAAAGAGAGCGAGAAAGAGGATGATATATTGGTAGATGGTATTAGTGAGGAAGATATTGCTTCCGAGCTATCAAAAGAAAACCAGCTTCGTAAACTTATCGCTGCCCGCAAGAAATATGACGGGAAAGAGGGATGCAAGGAATGGATAGACCTCACCAAAATGATAGCAGACATTACGCAAATCAAAAAGGACGAAATAAAGGAAGAGGACACCACAGTGCATTTCTATCTGCCACTTTCATGCAATAATTGCTCCTTGTATCTTGCCGCTAAAAAGAAAGCCGGGAAGTGATACCCGGCTTAAGAAGTGTATTTCTGTTATACCAATTCGTGTAAGTATTTACTGCCGCATTTTGCGATAAAATATGTTCTTCCCGAACTCATTTCCCATAGCTAAATTCTTATTCCCAAAGAAACTGCAAACATCGGGGATTTTTTACCTGTCTCCGCATCGACTGTTTCATACTCCTTGATGGAAGAATCTATATGAATTCCGCCATACTGATATGAGAAGGACAAAAGCATTGATTCTATTTTCCTTTCCAGCTCCTCTTTGTCTTTTCTTATCTGATAGCAAAAGTCTCTTTCATTTATCTGCTTACCTTTATCTAACGGTAGTACTGAAGCTATATCGGAGGGATAGTAATATTTTCCGTTTTCTCCTAAATATCTAACATTGTATCCGTTCTTGTCACATAACGCATCCTCTATCGCTTTCAATTTTCCCCCATTTTTAAGAGTTATTAGTATTGGCTCATTCATGATTATCCTCCATTTCCTTTTTCATCTCATACATCTGCCTTTCCTCCTCAATAATCTTAGCGTCTTCTTCGTCAGATATAGGTTTAGCATCCGCACGGTCAAGGGCACTCCCTATTGCCTTTAATACATCCACCTGTAACTCCACATCAATGCAATTGGCAACATATTGGGCATTACGCACTATAAGCATTGGCAGGTTATCTACCTTGTCTTCCAATGGAGTATTATTCAGCATCATAAACATCACACTTCCTGCCCCATATTCAACAGAGAAGTCCCCGCTTACGGTTGACACCTTAATAAAAGGCAAACCGCCTTTCTTGTACTTGACAAAAGTCATGTTCCCGATTTGTGTCTTTCCGAAATCCATAATCCTTATTTTTTTATTTTGTTGTTGTAAAACATATATTCTTCCCCTTTGTGTTGTATGAGTTCCATGCCGAACCTGTCACATATCAACGCCATACGGCTGCTCGGATTGGGGACGACAATGTCACATCCCTTTTCCTTTAAGGCATTGAGCAGATGTAAAAAGTTGCCTCTTCTTTCTTCCCGGCTTATTATTAAAGAAACTAATATGGCATTGCCACGTTTCCATAAATAGCCTGAAAACTTGTCCGAAGTAAAACCTATTTCCTTTGCAAAATCGCAGTCAGGCGGAATACAACCTCTTTCAATCTCTTTTTTTGTGATATGTAGTATCGTATCATTCTTCATATTTAATCCTCATTCAGGAAATCTTCGTCCGAATATTCCCAACCTTCAAACAGATTGGTCTTCGCCTCTTCCGCAATATTGGGCACGTGTCTCATAAAGTTATTCACAATATCCTCGTTGCCACACCACAGCGTATAGACATTGCTGTATCCCTTATCTGCACGTTTTTCCCGTACGTATCCGAGCGAAAGCATGTCAATCCCCAACTTCCTTTGAGACACCGGGATGACCCCGTTCTTTTTACAAAACCGTTCATAGTTCTTGTATATATCCGAGGATGTCAGCTCTATGGAACCGCTCCCTTCAAATTCTTCCGGTTGGCACTCTTTGTATTTGAAATATTCCGAAATACTCCCGTCCACGAGTTTCCCATCCTTTCCTGTAGCGCTCGACCGTATCCGTTCCAGTTTCAAATCAATCTTCCCGCCCAAGTTCTCAGGCATCCGCCAATTGTTCTTTTTAAGTTCGCACAGCCCTTTCACAATCCAAGCCATTATACCGGCATGTTCCGCTTTCATTCTTTCTGCGAGCGTGGTGTCTCTCTTTTCCACCGGTATTGTCTTGTCAAAGTTCAGCACCAGGGCGCGGCGCTGCATACTCTCGTCGTCAGGGTCGTCACGGTTCAGAAAATCTTTCGGCTGCCAACGGTAGTTGGAGTTGCACAGCATAATAGGAGGTCTCTGCATCATTGTGATATTCCCACCTATTCCCCGACAGGCAATCGGCTCTCCACTGGATATTGCCTTGATGATGCTCATGTCCTTGAAATCACCCCGGTTGCTTTCCGTGCAGTACATAAGCCTTTTCCTTGACATCGAGTAGGCGGCACGCAGCTGCTCATCCCCACCTCTTGCAAACTGGCTCATCTTTATGTTTAGTATTTCATCCTCTCCAAACATATCCTTTAGAACCCGGTAAATAACACTTTTACCGTTCGCACCAGTACCTTGCAATATAAGGAAATATTCAAAGCTTATATTTTTCCTATTGACAAGGCAAGCACCGAGGAACATCTGCAATATCCTGCGCTTGTGCTTTTCCGGCAATACGCCATCCAGCTCTTCCGTAGGTATCCAGCTTTCTCCAAGAAAGCTTCTCCAGGTAGGACAATTAAAAATCTCCTTGCGGTCATACTTAAACGGATACATCTTTACGCAGTCAAACTTCGGAGAGTGTGGGTAAGTCTTTAAAGTATTCATGTCAACCACGCAATTAGTAAAGCACATAATGCTAAGGTCGGGTTGCAGCTCATGGTCTCTAATGACATTGATTATCCGGTTCATGTAAGAATACATAATCTTATTAGTTCGGTCACGGGCGGCAACACCCATTTTCTCAAGCCACCTGTCTACGGCATCATAGAGCACATTGTAGTCCATGTACTCGTATATCTTTCCCGTAAAAACATACAACGGAACACGGTAATCGGCAATGTCTTTCGTTACAACACCATACCCCTCCCGGAACAATCCTTCAAGACGCCTGCCGTATCTGTCTGTACGTTCCGGATTGCTTGTAACCAAAGATATATCCCTGAATGTAGAGGCATATTCGTCGCAATGTTGCGACAGCAGACCGAGCACATAATCCTTTAATTCCCTTCTATTCATTGTAAGTCGCTCATTTTGTGTTTAAAAGAACATAACGCATGCTCCTATAGGCGCATTTTATGAAAATAACCTTTTTTCTTTTATCTGTAAAGGCTAAATACATATATCTATGTTCTTTATCTTCATTATGCAAATATACAACTATCTGATTATAAAACAAGTAAATTTTCTAATTAATATGCGTTAAAACATAGAAAATTACCCAATAATCATCCATATAGTGCAAAAATGTAAAAATACAATGGTTGACTTGTTGTAAAATATCATTACAAATTGGTAGAAAATGGAGAAAATAAAAAATTTTTAGGCGAGGTGACTACGCCGATTTCCTTACAAAAAAATAAGGGGGGGGGTGGCTCTTTGCAGGGTGTTTGCAATGTATTTTGTTGTATAATAGCGGTTTGTGGTTTACATTATACATATAATATAAAGTTTGTGTTTGTTTACATTGTTGCTACCCTCCAGTCCTGAGAATAAAGTAAAGGCTGTCACAGCGCAGCCGAAGACACCCAATCCGGTAAATAAATAAAATCAATATCACATGTCTGTATTATAGATAATATCTATTAATCATTGTGCTTTGTTAGCGTCCTATGCTTATTCGTGTTGTCTATATATATATCTTGTAATATAGATTAAATCTATTACGTCAGACACTCCGTCAAGAACCTGCATATATTTATATTATCTATATGTTTTATTGTTAATATAGATTGTTTCTATTATTTTTAAAGTGTTTGTTATGCTTGCTATGGTATTATATATTTACATATTCTTATGACTGTGTTTTATGTTGTAAGTGTTTGATATATAGTGCATTATGTTGTATTTGTTGTATGTTTTATAATATGATTATTTTATGAAAATATTTTGCAATATTCTTTGCTGTTTACTAAATAATTCGTATCTTTGTAATGTAAGAAAGAGATAGATATAAGGTTCTTGTTCTTACAGGCGTGTTATTAAGTGTTGGAATAAAAAAGAGAGCCTTAACACGGCAATGTTAAGACCCTCAAAGGTAGGAAGTACGAAAGTACCCCCCCCGTACATGGAGCAAAGGTACTTTCTTATTTCTTTCCCTGCAAATATTCTTCAAATTAATTTCGTTGGCTTATTATAATGATGCAGTATGCAGGCAGTGTATACAGGCAGTTATCAGGCTATTAATCACGCTATAAGGTTGAATTTTAGCAATTTAAATTATAACATTATGAAAAAAGGGAACTTACCTACACAGGAATACGAATTAATTAACGTGTGTATGCAAACAGTAGAAAATGGCACTCCATTAACGTGTGATGATTGTGGACGTACAATATTTAATATTGCTACGATAAAAGGGAAAAGCGATGGAAATACGTACAATGTAGGGCTATCATGCGTTAAGAAGTTACTAAATAAGTCTATCTACTTCGATTTAGAAACCGGGTGGGAATTTGAACGACAAGAAAATGAATGGAAGCAAGCAATGAATAATTTAAAGTGGCTTAAAAAGCATTCAGAAAAAGACTTGTACAAATTTTCCTTGTACAAATACGATAACGGCAAAGAATTTTGCATTAACCTAACTTTCAAGAAAGATTTTGGAGGATATAAAAAAGGATGGTCTGGAGGATATACGGCTGCCATGGCATTGGATAAGCTTCCTTTGTTCTCGGAATTTATCAAAGCGTGAAACGTACAAGCGTTGCACCCGGTGCAAGTTCCGGGACACGCACAAATTAATAACATAAAAACTTATCATCATGAAAGCAATGAATTTCTACACCGCAAACGGTTGGGTTGGTTCGAACTATGACAGCAAGTTAAGCACAAAGGAAATCGCCGCAAAGGTCAGGGCTTTTGCAAAGAAGAATTTCCTGGGCTTTAAATTCTCTGTACGTTCCGAATGGAGCATGTACACGGATTCAATGTACATTGAACTGAAAGAAGGCACTTGTATTCCTTTCGTTGAAGGTTCAAGAAGTGCAGAACGTGGCTATATGTCCACGATGAACACCGTAAAGGGATGGGAAGATGAGTTAACGCCGGAAATGTTCAAAGTGTTGAACGCTGTTACGACTTACGCAAGCTCTTTCCGTTACGATGATAGCGACGGTATGCAGGATTATTACGACACTAATTTTTATTTAAAGATAAAAGTGAGTGATGAATATAAGGTTGTAGAACCGAAAGCAAAGAAAAGCAGCGTTAAGGCTGAAAAGGCTGAGGAAGTCAAAGAAGTGGAAGCCGTGACGGTTGAAGGTCTGGAAATCGTGGACTATTCAGAAAAGGCGGTCGCTGTGTTTGGCGATACGAAGGCTATAAAAGAGCACTTAAAGGAACTGGGCGGACGCTTTAACCCTTCTTTAAATTATAACGGAGAAAAGCGTGCCGGCTGGATATTCAGCAAGAAGCAAGCGGACAAGGTGAAAGAGTTGATAACGCCTACAGAATTGCCGGCGCTTCCTGAAGAAATATATATCCCGGAACTTGCGGAGGAAACGGGACCATTTGAAAATATCCATTTAATTGAGACGGACAACTTTAACGGCGTGCGCTATTACGATATTGAAGGCGCGGGAATCATAACCAGCGCGAAAGTACGTGCAGATATACAGCCGGGCGATGTTTTCAATGTATATACGGATGGAGAACGTAAGTTTCGCGTAACCTATGACGGTGTGAGCGTGAAAAGCAGCTTAAAAAAAGATTTACCCGGTATAATTGAGTTTAACGACAAGATAGAATCGGGCACGCTTAGCGCCTCATCACATTACACCCCGCTTGCGGAGGGTGTGGAATTTTACGAGAAGAAAGTAAAAGGAAAGCGTTACACCGTAAAGGATAAGCCGTTAACACCTGGATATTATGGCGTATTAGATAGTTTGGACAACTGTATAATAGAATGCTATCCGACTAAAGAGGAAGCCGCAAAAGAGGCGGAGATGCTTAACACGCATATAGGCGAAAACGGACGGTTAAGAAGTATTATATAATTATATAGGAGGATATAATATGAAGGCTAACGATATTGTTATAAATGAACGCGAATTGCTTAATACAAAAATATATAATCCGGAATTTGATAGTGTCAAAAGTATTCCGTGTATAATGGTGTTGCGGTTGATGGATACAGAGGAATACGGGTGCGACTATTGCGGGGCCTTGAATCTGGTTTTAGAACTGTTCCCGGGAATCGACCGGGCGGAGCTTGAAAAAGAGTTAGACCAGTTCGTATAAATGTATGTTAGGTATTATGTTATTGTTATTCGGTGCCGTGTTGTTTGTCAGCGGCACCGATATAGAGAGAATCAAGGAATTTATAAACGATGAATCAGATAAATTTTAAGGATATGGGAGTGTTGGCGTTGCATATTAATAAGGAAAAGCATTTATTTGCCGCTGAAAAGGTTCATATATCACAAATAAAGCAAGGTGATATAGTGTATCATGACGGACAATCTAAAACCGTCGGTAAAGGTTCTCTAAAATACGATAGTTTTGCAGGATATACGCTCTTTGGGGACTCTTATTTGTTGGGAAGAGAATCAGTAATACGGTTTGTTATGACGGAAGGCGGAAAGCTGGTTGCTGTTAAAGATTAAAGCAGAATTAAGGTAGGAGGTATAAATAGTTGGCGGATTTAATAAACGAATAATTTAAAGGAGGAAATAATATGTATTTAGGTTTTATTCTTTGGGCAATTGTTCTGGTAGTAATGTTATGGAACATCAGCCCGGCGCTGGTTATTACATCTGTTTTAATAGGAATTGCCATGGCGATAGGAAAAACAAAAGATAATAAATCAGGTGAATAATATGGAGACTTTAAAGGAAGTGTTTTTGAAGAAATACCCGCAATACGGAAAGGTGTTGCGGGTGTATGAAGAGGTTAACGAAGTGGAATGTACATTCGACAGTATAACAAAACCGAGGTTGTACAACTTTGTTCAGGCTCTTAATGAAAGGGTAGCCACCAATAGCGCTAAAACCTATTGCGCTATGCTTAAATCAATTCTTAACCTGTACAGCGATATGTATTCTTTTCCAAAAGGTTTTGAGGCTATATTGACCTTAAAAAAGGACGCTACGCAAAGTACGTGGCTAACGGATGACGAGATAAAAACGTTATTGGCGTATAATCCTATTAATGAAACGGAGCGCGCTGTAAAAAACTGCTTTTTGCTCGGTTGCCTTACAGGCGCCAGACATTCGGATTATATAGAATTTACAGAGGACAACATAGTAGATGGAAGACTGATATATGTTTCACGGAAAACCAAGATTAAAGCGGAGATACCAGCGGCTCCTGCTGTGCTCCGGATATTGAAAGAAAACCGGGAATACGGTATCAATGAACGAAAGGTTTCGGATGTAACCTTTAACGACACAATAAGAAGTATATGCCGGCGATGCGGGATAAGCAAGCGTATCAAGCTGTACCAGGCGGGCGAATATATAACCGGTGAAAAGTGGGAATTTATTTCCTCGCATTCCGCCCGGAAGTCTTGCGCAACCAACTTATATTTAAGAGGTGCGGACTTGTATTCTATCAGCCGGATGTTAGGGCATTCCAGTGTAACGATGACTGAAACGTATATATGCTGCGGGCTGCGTGAATTATCAGATAAAATAATGGGATATTTCAACGGGTTTAAATAGATTTGCACCTGATTTTATATATACATAAATATTTTATGGCACAAGAAAGTAAATACGCGTACGACGAAGATAGTGTAAAGGCTATTGTTCATTGGGCTTTAACGGCTCAATTACCTGCTCAAATAGAGTTGAGCGAGTCGGAGAATATATTCGATGTCAAGAAATACGTACAGGCGAATATACACGATATAAACCAGCATTTCCCCGACCCGTTTTATAACCCGTCAATCGACAGACTGTACAGATTAAAAGAATTTATTGAAGGGCGAGAATGATTTTATAACCCAGTGGGTCTTTTCACTTGTTTTGGGTTGAATTTAACCCACTGGGTTGTTTGGGTTATAACTTGCTGTCCATCTTTTCAAATTCTTCCTGCACGGACTTGTTTAGTACCTTCGCGTATATCTGGGTTGTCTTTATATCTGTATGTCCCATCATTTTGGCAAGGTTTTCGATTGATACGCCCATATTCAGAGCCATTACCGCAAAACTGTGTCTTGCCATGTGGGAATGAAGGCTTTGCTTTATCCTTGCAATTTCCTGAACGACTTTCAACCTTAAATTATATTGGTAATTGCTTATTATCGGTAGCTTGAAGTCGTATTTTCTCAATATTTCCATTGCGGGTTTTAGGAGCATAAGAAAGTATTCTTCTTCTGTTTTTATTCTAATATCTCTAATAAAAAATTTGCTTCCTTTTTTGATTACTCCGCAGAAATCGAATTTGGACAAATCTGCATAAGACAGACCGGTGAAGCATTGGAAGACGAATAAGTCTCTAACCTTACTAATGCTTTCTGATGTTATTTCTAAGTTCTGTATTTGCTTTATTTGGTCTATGGTAAGGTATTTTATTCCTTCGCTTTTTCCGCGGTCAAATTTGAGCCTATTATATGGGTTGTCTTTTAACAACTCATATTTAATAGCTTCATTTATATATCTTTTCAAGCGTTTATGATAGCCATGAACGGTTGTCTGTTTATTATATTTCTTATGTAGGAAATCGTCATAATACATTATGTTGGCCGTTGTTATGTCGGAAAAATAAACGATTCTACCAAATTCTTCTAGAGAGTTAATTAATGTGGCATGGGTATTTAAAGTCCCCTTTCTTAAATCTGTTCTTTCGCTTACCCGGCGCTTTATGAAGTCAAGAAAACTCTCTTTCTGCTGTGAATACTTTAGGAAATGCTCCAGCTTTTCAAAGTTAAAGGGCTCCTTATTCTTTATAAGGGAGTTGATAAATTCGTTTATATTCTGTATCTGTGCATCGAGTCTTTCGTTCAGATCTATGGACTGAACTGTATTCTTGACTTTGTTTTTTTCACTCCATTGGTCGGAATATAGCCTAACGCCTGTACTAATCCATTTCCTTTTCCGTTCAAATAATATTTCTATCTGAACGGTTCCTTTTGTTGTCTTGCTTGCTGTGTGTTTCCGGTCAAACACAAATCTTACTGTTGGGTACTTCATAATTTAAAAGATTTGGTATCACACAAGGGTATCACATTTGTTGCACATTTCATGAAATACAATGAAATATAGTGAACTAAAATGAAACAAATATAGAACCGCGTTTGTTCGTATAAATCATTGATAATTACATAATATGCTGATAATAAGAAAAAAGGGGTTACATTTCTGTAATCCCTTGCTGTGATTCGCTTGGG